ACCTTCTCATGCAATGGATTGGGTGTCTTGAGATACAGGAACTTTATCTTGTCTCCTTCTCGGATCTCCTGATACTTCCCACCCAACTTGTTCTTCTTGAGGTTGTAGTTGAATAGCAGGGAACCCTTTGTTGCGATTGGAGTTCCCTTCTTGTAGATCATCGATGGGTCGCCATATTCCTTCAGTCCATTGCAACTTCTGGGGAATGCGATCTTCTCTGGCGGAAGGCTCTTGAATACATTCCTAAAGGTCGTGACGAACTGCTGCACATGACCCTCGTCCTTGTTCATGACGATTGAGATGGCTTCCTTGAGGGCATTGCGAACAACCTCTGGTGTGGAGGAACGCGCAGTCTCAATGCCCATGATCTTGAGTTCTGGAACCTTTAGATAAACATTCTCCTCGCCCATGCGAACATTTAGCATGTACCGCTTCTTTGCAGTCCAAATGCCCGATGAAGCAATGGACTCCCGCTTCATACGCATCTTGTTCTCATACGCATTCATGTACTCTGCAAGGCGATCATAGGACTTGTTGATGACCTTCTGAATTGCCTCGTTGGATGCCTTGTCAATGAACTGCGTGATCTTCTGCTCGTCCTTCTCGTTCGGCATCACCTTCGACACAAGCGGACCAAGGTTCAGATAGACGGAGTCTGTGTCGATTGCAATCACATAATCCACATCTTCGGTGCCGTTTGCCTTGTTGAGATACTGATTCAGATCCTTCTCAACCCATTGCACCGACAACTGCCCCGATAGGGTGATAGCCTCAGCAATTTCCTCATCGTAGTAACGGAACCATTCGTTTCCAACGGCACCGAAGGCGGAATTGAGTTGGATCTTGCGGACGAGTTGGAAGTTGTGATACTTAGAAATCGCGAGTCGTAGATTCTCTCTATCCTCTTCAGTCGCATCCACAGGTAGTTGTTTGAGAGCAGCCTTGGCTTCAAGCATGAGCCTCTTGTACTCCTTGCGCTGCTTGTACATGGTGTCCATGAGTTCTGGGAGAAATCCACGAACATCCCTTCGATAAGTCGTACCATTTGCAGCAAGACAGAGGTTTCTTTCTTGGGCAGAACCAATGAGTTCTGTGAATGTTGCAGATCCTTGTAGTACCGACGAAGGTATGATTCCACGGCGTAACCCGTCAGCCGTCTTCGTTTCGGGTGACAGGTTGTACTGCATGATGAGATGGGGATATAGAGAGTCGAGGTCGAACGAGACAACCCATTTCCGCATACCGACTTGCGGATCCTTGACATACGCACCTTCGAATGACGCATCCTTCTTTCCTTTCTTCTTTGGGGGAATCACGATCTTCTTTGCATGAAGATGGTGATAGATGATCTGCTCCCATGTCCTGACCTGAGAGAACACATCCTGCATGTTCACCTTCGCGGAATAGGCAAGGGAGACTGCTAGTTCAAGAAGCCTCAACTTGGCTTCAAGTTTCTGTACGAGGATCGTGTCCTGTATGTTGTACTGCACGAACTTCGTGAAATCATTACGATAGAAGTCGGCAAAGTTGTCATGTTCCTGATATGCAACCTTGGTTTCTCCTAGTTCCACCTGGGCAATGTGACCCAACTTGTAAGTCTCTCGGGTGACATATGTGAACTTCTTGTAGAGATCATAATAGTCGAGCATGTTGATGCCAACGATATCATAGGCAATGTTGTCCCTGCCATTGATCTCGACCTTGCGATCCTTCAACTTGCCCCACGGTGAGAACTTCTTGGCAAAGGATTCACCAAACAGACGGTTCATCCTGTGGACAAGATAGGGAATGTCGAAGAACTGAACATTCCATCCCGTGATGATGTCGATGCCAAGCGACTGCCATGTGAGCATGAAGTCGCCAAGCATCTGCTCCTCGTTCTCATAGAGGTTTACGAGAACATCGCCTGGCATCTTAGACTTGTCCACCTTGCCAAGGGCAAAGGTGTACTTCTTCTTGCCGACGATGAGCGTGATTACATTCACGCGCTCGTTTGCAGTCTCTATGTTGGGAAAGCCCTCCTCCGACTCGGTTTCGATGTCGAGGTAGGCAATCTTCATCAGGTTCATGTCATAGTGAATCTCGGAGGGATACTCCTCACCGATGAACTGATAGAGATAGTCAGTGTTGCCATAGATCGGATAGGACTGAACATCCCGATACTTGTCAACGAACTCCCGTGCGGAGTCTATGTCATCGAAGACAATCGGCTCGACTGCCTTGCCGTCCAAGGTCTTCCATACCTCACCCCTCTTGCTGAGGACGAACAGGGAAGGCTTGAACATCTCCTCTTCAGTGAATGGAGTGCCGTTGTGGTAGCCACGATGTAGAATGCGATTGCCGCGAATGGCGACATTCGTGTAGAACTTCATTGTCCCACTACTCCCTTTAGGTTCTGTTGGACTCTTTCCGTTGCCGTCTTGTTATACTTCTCAGATATGTCTATGCCAATGTAATGCCTGTCCATATCCGAAGCGACTTTTGTTGTGGTTCCAGTTCCATTGTAGGGATCCAAGACAACATCCCCAACATTAGTGAATGCTGTCACACATCTTTTCACTATCTCCTCCGGAAAGGTTGCATTGTGTTCATAGATGTTTCGGTTGGGTGGTATTCTCCATATAGACAGGTACTTAGCCGCATCCTTGTTCCACTTGAACCCCTTTGCCTGTTTTCCAAGGATATAGATATCCTCTTCAACGCGGTAGAACCGTACAGGATTGTAGGCTTGCATCCCACACCGATCCCATGTGATCCGCTGACGATAAATCGCATTGGACTTTAGTATCCAGGAAAGTGGAGTTGTAACCTCAAAGTTGAAGATGCGATCCTTGTGATTGTAGCAGATCGTTCCCGTTGGCTTCAGAATACGGATCATCTCATTTAGAACTTCTATTTGCCCCTGCTCGTATTCATCGTCTGATTGCTTGTCTGTATGATTCTCGTACACGATGTTGGTACGCTTCCAATAGGAACTTCGGTTTGCCTGAGTTCTTCTATTCCGCCAGTTGTTGTACGGGGGAGATGTAACAATCAAATCCACGGAGTCATCAGGGAAAGTCTTCATGACTTCCAAGCAGTCACCCAAATGGATCTTGTTCAGTTCCATAGTCATTACACGATAGTATACCTCAATGCATCACGGATGCAAGGGTTGTCGGTATCTCTTCTTTGATTCTGTTCTCTGCCAACTGAATGTATTCGGGATTCAGTTCCGTTCCCACAAAATTCCTGTTGTTCTCAAGAGCAACGACTGCTGTGGTTCCCGATCCCGTGAATGGATCCATCACGGTTCCACCTTCGGGGCATCCTGCAAGAATACAGGGAAGTATAAGATTCTTCGGATAGACTGCGAAATGCGCTCCCTTGTATCCCTTGGTATTCACAGTCCAAACGGAACGCTTGTTCTTCTTTCCCATTGCCTGTAGTTCCTCCTTGGTCTTGGAACCAATCCAAGATGCAGTACCCTGCTGCTCCTTGACAACGGTTTGATTTCCCCATCGTTCCCACTTTGCATCTTCTTTGATTGCCTCATGGTCATAGTAGTAATGAGACTTCTTGGAGAGAAGGAATATGTACTCATGCGACTTTGTGCAGCGATCTGTGACGGACTCGGGCATCGGATTTGGCTTTGACCAAATGATATCCTGACGCAACCACCAACCATCCGCTTGCAGGGCAAATGCAACCCGCCAAGGGATGCCGATGAGATCCTTGTGCTTCAGACCTCTCTGATCCCTGCGATTGCCAGGAATGAACGAAGGCATGTCTCTCTGCCCACCGATTGTCTGTGGGGGAGGAGCGACATTCTTCTGAGCCATGTACGAGTCACCAAGGTTCAGCCACAGAGTGCCATCAGGACGAAGACAACGGCGAACTTCACGGAATACATCAACCATTGCCTTGACATATTCCTCGACTTCTTGCTCGGATCCGATCTCTCCCTCTCCCCCTCCGTAGTCACGAAGTCCGAAGTACGGAGGTGAGGTAACGCAAGTATGAACAGATTCGTCAGCCACTTGCTTGAGTGCTTCACGGCAGTCTCCCTGTATGATCTTGTGTGTGTTCAAAAAAGTTCTCCTTCAAGGGAAACTATAGCATCAGTTCTCTCGGTTGCAAGAAGTATGGCATTTGGATTCTTATCCGATGCGATGAATCCCCTACCTAGCATCTTTGCAGCAACAGCCGTAGTCCCCGATCCACAATAATAGTCAAACACTGTATCACCTTCATCGGTGTATGCTCGTATGAGCCTTTGCATAAGTTCCAAAGGTTTTTGAGTAGGGTATCCTGTTCTTTCTTTTGCAGTCGTTGACAGAATGCCGATCTGCCACCAATCGTTCATGATCCTGCCTTCGGGATGGAATCCTGGTCTATCCCCATAGTCGCGGGGATATGGTTCACGAAGAACATTGAACTTTGCTTTGTCGGTATTCATGCAATACACAAATAGGTTGTCATGCTTGCGAGAGAAATGATTCTTGCTTGCACCACCCGACGAATAGCACCAGATTATCTCATTTCTGAAGTTTTCATATCCAAAGACAGAATCCAATGCAAGACGAACGTAGTGTGATGCGTGCCAATCGACATGAACACAAATATTTGCAGACTGCTTCATCTTTGACTTGACTGCCAAGAATGAGTTTTCTAGAAACTTAGCATACTGCTCGACCGAATCCCACCTATCATCAAACTCGCCAAAATCTCGTTGACAATAATAGGGAGGATCGATGTAGACAAAATCTATGCTTTCATCTGAAATGGTTGGGATCACACTCTGCCAATCACCCTGCATGATCCTCTGTGTGTTCATCTTTCTACCATGTAGATGTGTTCTTCGTCAATCACATCATACTTGTCATATTGCTTTCCCCTGCACTGCGTTATGTCCCACAATGCACGATCACCAGGCTTAATGTCTCCCCTGACACCTTCACCCACGGCAATCACCTTTGACCATACGAGTTTGGTAGTTACCTTCTCGTTGTAGATGATTCCTGCTTCGGTGGTCTTTTGTCCACCGAAATCTCGCTCAAGCATGACATTCTTGCCAATCGGTCGAAAGTTGTTCACGATAGTTCCCTTGTTGTGCAGTTGAATAGAGATTCACCATACTGAGCCTTTATCCTCTTGTCCTGCCTGTAGGCAGAGAGAAGAACGATGTAGTTGATTACATCAACCATAGTATCCTCAAAAGATTCATCTTTTACATGGTTGTTTCCCGATTCAAGGATCGATGATAGGCGGCTCATCTTGTCAGTGAGACGAACCATGAAACCCTGCTCAGTAGAGCAGATACCCATTGCCTCGACTCGGGTGAAGTTTGCGAATGGCTCCTTGCCATCGTTTCCTGCATAGTCTCTGTTCTTCTTGTCCATGAGATCACGCGCTTGCTTGCAGAGAACCTCATGATGCTTAAGCAGTTCTTCTCGGGTCATTTGTTTCTCCATTATGATTAGTTCACGCCTGTACTTCCAAAACCGCCATTGCGGGTTGTCCTCTTCTGTGGTCTTTCGTCACTCAACATGATCAAGTTGTATCCATAGTTCTTGACGAGTTCTCCCTGTGCCACACGCATTCCATGATCGATGGTGACGCGGGACAAAGAATCGTTCTTGAGAAGCAGGAAGCACTCCTCGACATAGTCGGAATCAACTATACCCTCGCAGTTCTGAGTTACAAGCCCAAACTTGAAAGAAAGTCCAGAACGAGGATAGATTCTGACAGAATGACCGTAGGGAATATCGAATATCAAACCTGTGGGAATCAATACTCGAAACTCAGCAGGAATCTCTATCTTATCCACGCAGTCGAGTTCAATAGGCTCGTTCATGCGAGTATAGCACTTTATCTTCTCAACACCTTTTAGACAGGCATAGAGATCGAAACATGCAGATTCTGCGGTGGCAAATGTTGGAATGATAGCATTGGGGTTGGTTTTGAACACCTTCAACATGATATAGACCCTTCAGTTCAACGGCTCTTGGACTTGCGATCCTTCTTGCGATTGAGAAGCCGCTTGAGGTTTTCCCTGCGCTGTTCCTCTTCAACCTTGTTGTTTGAAACAACTGCATTTGTCGGTATAGGTTGTGCTTCCTTTGCTTTCATGGCAGCGATCATACCCGCCGATTCAACCATTCGTTGCTCATACAACTTGAGATTCATCTCCATCCTTGGTCGTTCAGATTCTGGATAAAGGGGATTCAAAAGCAATGATCTTCCTGCTGCAAGCCCCTCATCATAGCGATGAAGGTAGAAAGCAGTGGCAGCGATCTCATCATCGATCTGCCACTTGTAGATATCATCATCGATGAACAAGATGTCAAAGTGGGGATATGGCATGGTCTTTGCCATCTTTGCATAGAGATATGAAAGGCGAGGCTGATTGATGAGGCGGTACATCTTGGCAATATGATACAGCGGTTCGGCTCGTATGGGACGATAGTTCCATGCCATGAGGAACTTCTCCTTGATCTCGCCAAACTGCTTGTTGGTGATTGCCGCAATCATTGCGATGCGGTACAGGGAGTAGAAGACCTCTTCTTCCCATCCACCCATCTCTACTCGCTTCTGATATGCCTCCGCTGACTTCTCCCACTGCTGAGAATCGAAGTAGGACTGAGCAAGATAGAACTGATGGCGGGTATTGGTTGGATCTTCCTTCATTGCCTCCTCAAGAATCACAGCATCTCGACTGTACTTCTCCGTAGGAGTAATGCCTACATTTCTTGCACCACCCATTGTACGGGCGCAGATGTTGTAGTTGCCCTCAAGTTTGCTGATGATGGGATTTTGCTTCTGACAAGCGGCATATTCGTGTAGAACACCCTTGTATTCCCAGTTGCAATCCAACTTGAACACCTGATTGCGCCACCAGAAGAATGATCCACGCTTGATCCGCAGGGCATAACTGTCAACATTCGTATTGGGTGGGAGGATGAGTTCACCCTCAAGGTAATCGTCTGCATCGATCACCCAGGCATAGTCTGCCTTGCCCTCTGCTGCCTTGAATGCAAGTGTGCGATTGTGACCAAAGTTCTTCCACTCATGGTCATGGATCTCACCAGGAATGCCCTTTTCCTTGAAGAAGTCGGTGATGATCTGTTTGGTATTGTCAGTGGAACCTGTGTCGCAGATGACCCAGTAATCGATGTACTTGTAGACTGAGTTCAGACATTCGTGAATGATATGAGACTCGTTCTTCACGATCATGCATAGTGTAACAGTTGGACGCATAATGTATATTCCTTTTGGGTCAGGGCTTCTTCTTACCTATATGGTATTTAGGTACAAGTTCCCAGTTCTGCTTGTCTTTGAATGGGATTATTTTCATCTGTGCAAGAGACACTATCGGTTCACTTGCTTTCTTTGGATCAACGATATCGACTAGACCCCACTCTTCAAGAAGATTGGCAATAGTGTTCCTTCGTCCAATGTCTGTATCATCGATATCAGTTGGAAGCCCGTCCAATGCGAACAGTTCCTTGAAATGCACGATGTAGAACTTACCTCTTTTGTGGAGTATATGACAACTTTGGTACAACTTGTTTTCCTTCTTGGAGGATACCCCGATCCTAGTCAGGGTTTCGCGTACCTTGAGGAAGTCGTCCTCTGTCTTTAGTGTGATCTCCAAAAGGTCTTCGACCTTGAGATCCAATATTCTCTTTTCCATAGTATCCTCGCCAATCAATCAGCATGATAGAACATTCTGGATTATTTAGCATTTTGGATACCTCCGACTGCCTTCTCACGATCCTTGATGAGTTTACCGATCAACTTCTGACCTAGGATGTCCCGAATCTCCTCTGCCTTCTTATCAGAGCAGCCAAACAGGTCGCATATGCCCTGTATCAACTCTGCATCTTCCTTCTTTGCCCACTTGGAGAATCTTTTCCTTGGGCGAATAGAGTGAAGCAGATATTCATACTGCATCTGCTTGTCAAGGAACCCCCTCTGATTCATGACATTTGCTTGCATGATCGTATCGGGAAACTGAGACAAGCCCTTGTTCATCAGGTAGGGAGCATACTCGGATGCTCCCCTACCCTCATCTCGGATCAGGTTCACCTTGGTCTGATTGATGCTGTTTAGGAAATCGAATGGGTTGTCGTTCATTTCTTGAACTCGCAGGAAACCATCAGTTCACTCAGGCAAGCCATCGTATTGATCTCCTGATCGGCAACGAATGCTGCCTTGTACTGATAGTCCGCTAGGGTCAGGATTGCCTGTGGAATGGACTGAGGCTCAAGGAAGTCATACAGACCATCATAGATGGTGCGATACAAGCCGACATGATCGTTGTCGATGTTGTTTGCCACCCACTTGCGAATGCTTCCAAACTCCTTCTTCTTCATGAACCCGATGAGGTCATTGACCTTGTCGGATGCAGTCGTTCCAAGAATACCAACATCGATCTTGCCACTCAAGGCATACTTCTGTAGGTCATTGATGAGCCTACGGAAGTCAGGAAACCTACGCATGACGAGTTCGGCAATCACCTTGTTGTCGTATTCGATTCCCTCCGTGTCAAGAATGGAGCAGACGCGCTTGTGCATCTGCTTTGCCATATTAGGCTTCTCGGTAGAGGGGATACGAAAATCGATCACCGTGCATCGGGAATGCAGAGGCTGAATGATGCGATTCTTGTAGTTGCAAGTCAGAATGAAACGACAGTTCTTGGAAAACTCCTCCATGAACCCACGAAGGGCTGGTTGCATAGACTGTGGATTGGAGTAGTCGAACTCGTCAAGGATGACCACCTTGTTTCCACCCGTAAAGGAAACGGCACTAGCAAACTCTCGGATTCTTGTACGGAGAGTATCGATGTTGCCGTCTTCAGAGCAGTTGATGATGATCCAATCGGCACCAAGTTCGTCGCACAGTGCCTTGGCAACCGTTGTCTTTCCCACACCAGGACCACCCGACAGCAGCAGATTCTGCAACTGTCCCTTCTCTAGGCTTTCCTCAAATGTCTTGAGAATGTCTTCGGGCAAAACACAATCCGCGATACGGCGCGGACGATACTTCTCTGACCACAGGTATTCTTCCGTGGCAAGCATTGTTCACTCCTTACTTTGAATCAGAACGAAGGGCAATCCAATAAGTAACGCCATTCTTGTTTCCAACAAACTTGGCAACAGCACTGCCGCCAACCTCAACGGAATAATCATCGGAGAGCATCTTCATCAGATCAATGTCGATGTAGACCGAAAGATTTGGCTCTGCCTTCTTTGCCTTGATCGGAACCTTGTAGGTGTTAGATGTGCTGTTCAAGCCGATCTTGCGGTCGAATGCAACGATCTCAATCCCATCAGCGGGTAGATTGTTCCTGATGCAGATAGTGTCGAGTTGCAGGACTGATGCTGCCTTCTGAATCTCTGCAATCTCCGATGCAGAAAGTTGAAACTCTGCCGTGAGGTCGGGCATCTTGATGGTCTTGTTTGCCTTTTCGACCAACTTCTCGTCGGCATAGAAGTATTGAACCGCTCCACCTCTTTGTGAGTTCACGACAACATACTTGTCATCAAACTCATAGTCAGGCTCGTTGAACAGGCTCGTCGTGGCAATGAACTTGCCAAGATCGAAGATTGCGAACGGCTTGGGAAACGATTCATCCACCTTCACCTCTGCCATGATGTTCTTGGCAGGAGAAACAGTGCGAATCGTGTTCCCCTTGTCAACATAGATGGAAGAGCGAATCCCCGAAAAGTTCTTCAGAATGTCAAATGTCTTCTTGCTGATCTTCATTGTTCATCCTCAAAAGAGTCCATGATATCGTCAGTTTCGATATCCTCACCATTGTTTACCATGTCCTTGAGATCTTTCATGTGGTGCTTGCGGTCATGCCTTTGACCCCTGCGTTCATGCTTTCGACCCCTTGAAGTCGAGTGTTGCCTGTCTAGTCCGCTGAAGTCGTTGTCATTCCACTCCTTGCCCACTGTCAGTCTCCTTTCTATCGTGCAGTTGCTTGAGGTACTCTACACCAAATGTCTCTTCGATCAACTTCTTTCTCATATCATTCTCCAAAATGGTTAGTGGAACATAGTTGCTGAATCCAGGCATCTGCTTTGGGCAGAAGATGCGTGGGTAGTCAAGTTTTGAATAGTGACTTTCGGAAAGGTTCTTGAGTTGAGTATGGGAGAAATCTCCACAACCACAAGCCTCGCAGACATACGAATCTTTGAACTTCTTGCTCTCACCCCTGCCCTCGCAAGGGGGAAGGTTGAGTTCTTCGGAACCGTGGCAGGATATCTCACGGATATCCTTCACTTCCTCGGGGATTTTTGCATTCCCAATGCCACGGGAAAGATGAGCATCGGCAAACTGCCATGCCTTTGTGAATCTGTTTCTAATATACTTGTGCATCATTGCATCCTGCTGAAGTTGTTCTTCTTCTTGAAGGTAAGGACTTCTTGAAACTTATCCATCAACTGATCGCTCTTGTGAGAGATCACGAAGATGTTGCATCTAGCCCCCATTGCCTTGAGCAACTTCATGAACTCATCCATGCCCGTTCCATCAAGGCTTGAGTCAAAGACTTCATCAAGAACCAACAGGTTGCAGTTGGTGCTATTCTTCAGTCTTGCAATCTCACGCCATGCAAGCAGCAGCGACAGATCGATACGCATCTTCTCGCCTTCGCTGAACGATGCATAGGTGAACTCATCTCTGTGGCGGGACTTAATGGTTTCATCGAAGTTTTCGTCAAGGTTGAACTGCACGAAGAAATCCATGCAAGCAAGGTGATGATTGATCAACTTGTTCATGATTGGAAGATAGTGGCGGATTATCTTTGTCTTGATGCCGCTGTCCTTGAGAATAACCTGTGCAGAACCAAGCAACTTCTGCTCATGCTGCTTCTCTGCAAGACTTCGCTTGCTTGCATCAGACTTGTCCTGTAGTTCCTCAAGAACAGTCTGCTCGTCCTCAAGGGACTGCTGAGACTTCTTTATCTTCTCAATGTCAGAAGACAGCCGTTCGATCATCTTCTCAGCAACGCCAAGTTTCTGCCTGTGATCGTTCAGTATGGTCTGAAACTTGTTGAACTCTTCCTCAACCTTGTCGAGTTTGTTGTCAAGAATGAATGCGTTCTCACTTGCAATCTTGCCATCAATATCCACCAATGCACGATTCACTTCGTCTCGCTTGGCTTTCTTGAGATCGATTTCCTTCTGACGATGCTCGTCCGTCATCTCCCTTCCACAGGAAGGACATGGCATCTCCTTGGTGGTCATGTAGAGAGATATCTCCATGTCCAACCCATCTATCTTCTTGTCTAGGCTATTCCTGATCTTCTTCAGATCTGATATGTTTCCTATCTTCTTGCGATAGAGATCACGGTTCTTCGTCAGCGTGGCGAGGATGTTTCCACCCTTCGTGCAGATTGCAGACAAGGTGTTTTTATTCTCAATGTTCTTCGCGAGTTCTTCCTCAAGGCTCTCAAGCGAGGATCGACTCTTCTCCTCAAGCATGTTAAGATACTTTCTCTGACCATCGACCTTGCTTTCAAGTATCTCCATTGAAGTCTCGCAGTTGCGAATATCTTCCTTGTTTCCCGCAAGCCGATTCTTCAGCACGACATTCATCGCAGAGAACACTCCGATGTCAAGAAGAGACTCGACAATCAGGCGACGGTCTGCTGCGGGAAGGCGCATGAACGGAATGTAGTTGGTGCTGCCAAGAATCACAACCTGACAGAAAGATTTCGCAGACATCTTGAGAATCTGTTCCTCAAGCATCTTCTGATAGTCCTTGGACTTTGAATCCTGATCCATCAAAGTTCCATTCTTGTATATCTCAAACACCTTTGGATTCAGACCACGGCGAACGAGATACTTGTTGGAACCAATGCTAAACTCGCATTCAACGATGCAATCCTTGCCATTGATGCTGTTTGGCAACTGTGGGATGTTGATATTGCGGAATGGTTTTCCGAAGAGGCAGAAGCATATGGCATCAAGAAAGGTGGTCTTTCCCGCGCCATTCTCGCCACACATCAGAGTCATCTCTGACTTGTTCAGAGACATCTGCGTGAAGTAGTTTCCGTATGAAAGGAAGTTCTTCCAACGAATTTTCTCAAAGACTATCATCGATCACTCCAACACTATCTATGCAGGAACCTCTAGACCGATCATTGGATTTTTCTGCTGAAACCAAGCAGGAACATTTCCGTCTTTCCATTTTGCAAACCTTGCTTTTTCTCCAAGATAGTATTGTCTGTAGGCAATCACCGCATTTGAATGCTTGTATTGATCAGGCATTGCCTGTGCGAATGGGGTCATGTCTGCTGTTCCTACGGAGTGTGGTATGACACGAAGGAACCAACTCGTCATGTCGTGTGATTTATGAATCTTTCCGTACCTACGGGTATATTCCAAGGAAAGTTTGTGGGTATGACGAGCAAGCCACAAGTAGTTGTCAAACGACTGTCTTGCCCACACCGTACACGGATGATTGGTGAAAGATTGCTTATACAGGTACACAGGAGCATATACGACATGACTACCTGCCATGCGGTGTATGGTGGAAAGCATCTGACAACCTTCCACGATCATCTTGACAACATGCTTGTCGCACATGTCTTCGGCAGCAAGAATCGGATTTGCATTGAGAACGAAGATGTTCATGGCTCAATCATACACCCCGATTTGTGTATGTCAAGTCGTTTGATCAGAATCCAGTTGCACCCGCTGCTTCAAGATCGACATACAGTTCAGAGAAGTGCAAAGAATCCAATCCACCAGTGATTCCACCCTTCATACAGGCATAGAGAAGTTCAAACTCAGATGTCCTTGCATTTCCGTTCCAGAAGTTTTGTGGTGGGGTGGTTGGAGTTCTTCTGTTTGGGAATGGAAGATTTGCAACTATGTTGCCAAGTTGTCGCGTCTCCATTTGACTTGCAAGAAAATTGCCAAGTCGAATATCAAACCAACCAGAACGATTGAAGTAGTTGTAATATCCATAGCCATCATGGAAATGATCCATCACTGTGGCATTCAAGGCAAGCATTGTTGGATACAGATAGAACAATCTGAATCTGCGATCATTAACCCAAGGTATTCTTCCTGTACTTGGTTGCTCAAACGTGGTGTTCGGAATACCCTTCCACTTAATATCTCCGTTATCCTTCACTTCGATAAATGTGTTATAGAAGCAAGGGAATCCGCTCATTGCAGACTTGTTTGTATCTGTTAGTGCCTCGGGCGAGCAGTTCGTGAAGATTTCGCCAAGTGAAGTATTACCACAAACCCCCATTCCCCAAACGGAGTTTGAATATGTCAGTCCCCATTTTCGTTGACCTAGAAGAATGTCATGGGAAGTGGAGAACAAGGCACAGGCAATGTCTGAGTCCAAAGCCCAGTGTCTTGGTTCTGTGTCTCCATTGAATCTACGCTGATCATTCCTGTTTGGATTGAAGTAACTAACATCGTCCTTGAACATGTATTGAGCAAATGTCTCAATGCCATAGACAACGCCACGGTTCGGATTGGGTCCAGAGTTTCCATAGGTGTAGTTGTATTGATCTCTAGCCCATTTCACGGGAATGTTCTCGACATAACTCGTACCAGCATTGGTGATGTTAGTCCAGAACGTATACCCCGATGGTTGCCATTTATGATAAGTTCTTTCTATGATAGAACTGGCATCCATGAAAACATGAGCAAAGCCATCGAACGGCGATTTGAACTTTTCCTTCCAGTGAGATACAGAGGCATCAAGTCTCCACTTGAAGTACCTTTCATTTTCGGGAACAAGAGGATCTTTGTAAAGAGCGAATGGTATTCGCATCTCGGTTCCCGTTCCATATGGAATGCAACCAAGATATGCTATGAATTCCATTGAATTTCCCCATGCTGTTGAAAGAGCATTCAATGAGTTGAGCAGTGCTTCCCCATAGGCAAAGCAAAGACCAATAGAATTAGACATCGGAGGTTTTGCCAATGATGCAAATGACTGAGGTTGATTTGGAAAAGTCTGACCATCATAGAGAACAAGATCACCATAAGCAAAGCACAACCCTGCTCTTCCTGGTCCCCACCAACCCGGATAGGTGATTCCTTCGGGGAATCTTATCCAAGGAGAACCAACAACAGCCTCATTTTCCCCATAACCACCACCAGTTCTGCCGTAGTCATCAAAAGGAATCTTGGAAAGCGTTCCTGCTTCGAAACACACTCCAGCATAGGAAGTATTCAGATATGTGTCGGTTACACCATCCACCAAGATGCCAAGATTGGGATTTCGCGTGATGGTTGAATCGGTGAGCAAATCCCTGATAGTTGTCTTTTCCTGTGACAACAAGTACATATCAAACTGAAAAGACTCTGCGGTATATCTGTCCGACAGCCAAGGCAATCTTCTCCAGTTTCCAGCAAGGACATTCATCGGGCTAGTGAAGTTCCCATAAGGGCTGTGCAACACACACCGTTGAACTCCATTCTTGTAGTTGTCTTCGTATCCCATGTACAACTGATATGGTAAAGAAGTTGCTGGATACCACTCAAAGTTTGGATGAAATCCAAAGAACGCATTACCACCCTGAAACAAAAAGTCTTGAGAAACAATACTGTTGAGATTGTACTCCACAAACTTGCTTGATGCTCTTTGAGGGTTCCTTGCTCGTTCAAGTCTCTTGTATGCTGTTCTCACAGCAGTTGCAAAGTTTCTTGGATAAGTCAAAGGGTCAAACCAACCATCATCCCCATTTGTCGTATAGTTGAATGATGTCTCGACAGTACCACCAAGAATCAATGGATTAATTCCAGCAGAAACTCCCAACAACTGCATTGTTGCGGTTCTACCAGCAGTTAAATCCGCTCCCGACCAACCAGGCTCGTATCTATTCATGAGATACTTGAACACTATGTCAAATTTCTGCTGAAAGGTAACAGGAGCCTCTGTGACATTATTCGTCGGAATGGTTGGAGATCTGGTTCCCTGCTCTGCAACTATGCTGCGCGTTGCGTCTACATCAGACAGTTTTGCATTGGTCAACTTTACCTTGTAGTTGTTCAATACTCTTATGTTTCGTATCTTCATCTGGTTGCCTCTGCCTCGACTTCAAATTTTCCCGACAATAGTTTGGACACTATCTCTCCACCATCATCTTCAACAAGTTCAAGGTCATAGAAATACCTGCCTCCCTTGAATGAAGCAGTAGAATCCGACGTAATCACAACCCGCATCGAACCAGTTGAACCACCGACGAAGTATATTCCATCAGAAACAAATCCTGCGGTGGAACCTGGTTGAACGATGTAGTTCATAGTAGTTCCGCAAACATACAACTCGGGAGTCCTGTACTTTGTCTTCTTTATCTTCATCCTTGCTTTGTAGTTGGTGAAGTCATAGAGAAGAGTGCCGAAGTCATCAACATAGGACTCAAGCATTCCAAGAGGCTGTAGAAGGTCATCAAAGACTTGAAACTCAAGTACAAAGGTCGAACCCTGCTCAATGGTAAAGTCGATGTTCAGTGCTGCCATGATATTCCTCTATTTGGTGGCTTCCTCTTGTATCGACATTCGACCAGACAATGCCTTCGTGACTTCGTAGTTTCCTGTTGTTCCACGAACAACCTCTATGTCATAAAAATAATCACCATACTTGATGCTTGCTGTTGTGGATGGAGTAAGGACGAACCTGACATATCCTGGCTTCGATGCAATCACATAGAAGCCATCGGTTGTCCTCCCCATCTGCTCTTCATCTATCTGCAACAGGTTGGTGGTTGACATGGTGTATATCGCGGTGATTCCACGGTATTTTGACTTTCGAAACTGAGTGCGAAAGGAGTAATCCTTCAGTTCGTATGAGTTGTATCCATTCAACTTTGCCAGTTCAAGGGAAGTCCCGTCATCCTGTGTGAGTTCAAACTCAAGGATGAAGGATGCTCCCTTTTCAATCGTGAAATCTTGATTAGTCAATGCCATTGGATTATCCTTAAATCAATATTTGCACTTTCTACCCTCGGGACAAGACTTTGTCGATCCACCCTTGCCAGCCCAAAGATCCTTGCAAGCCCAATACTGCGCCCCTAACTTGCTCTTTTTCTCACCACAGGAATGACGCGCACGGAAAGACTTTCTTGCAGCAGGAGAATAGTTGTGACCATATCCACTTGCCCCGTAGTGAACGATCTTTTCCTGACCGCCCTCACAAGCCTTCACCATTTTCTTCTTACCCGCGCTGGTTGAAGTCCTTGGTTTGTTGCAAGGCATACTATCCTTGTCAGCAGACTCCATCATCTCATAGAGAATCTCATCTTTATCAATGAACGAAAGGAAAGACAACTTTTCTTCATCGATTGACTTCCACTTGCCACCCTTGCGCTTATAGCACTGAGCAGCCCATCCGTTCGCATATGCCGATGGATAGACATCGAACTTGGATCGGGCTTGTGAGACACAATCCTCCCACTTGTCGGGGCTTGTTGGCTTGTTCTTCTCAAGCAGAAGATCCATCGATTCGATCAGATCGTTCTTGGGATCAATGACATATTCTTCGCTTATTCTGCCTTTTCCAAAGTTTGATACGTTAATGGGCTTACCCTGCCTTTCGGGATTCGGATCATGTTCTCGTTTGGTACGGACAGCAGCGGCTCTCTTCCTTTTGGAAAGTTGCCGCCGCTTCCTGTTGGACATGCACTTTGGCTTTGGCTCGCCAGGTTCACGCGCACAGGGACCGATTGCCTCTCCCTTGCTGTTGATGCGCTTCCATCCACCCTCGGGGTGGGATTTACTGAACCATTTGCGAAGATCCTCGCGAATATTCCTGTCCATCTGTCCTCCAGTTTCCAATATTTAGGAAACTAGACAGACAAACTTTCAGTATAGATCTCCCGCATAAGGTTCTTCAGATCGCTCCCACCATCGATCTTGAGTTCATCGATATAGGAGTCCATAAGGTCTACTGTGTTCTTTGAAAGTTCCTTGTCGGAAAGATACACATCTTCCTCGGGAGCCTCTTGCTCGGTCTTCTCGACTATCTGTAGGTCATAGATCCCTGCCTCAAAGAGACGGTCACAGAACATGTCGAACTTGGGCTGATTCTTCTTTGAGGTCACGACCAACCTAACAAAGCAGTTCTTGTACTTTAAGAAGTTGAAGTTTCCATGCCCATTCTCATCCAAGCCAAGATCATAGGATACCCTGCGGTATAGTTTCTTATCGTTCTCAATGAACTCAATCGAACCATCCACCGTTTCAAGCACATGGAATCCCCTGACCTCATCCACCTCAGAGAAGAACATCTGATATGGATTGCCAAGATAGTTCACATTTCCACTCTGCTGCTTGCAGTGGAAATGCCCCGAATAGACGGTCTTGAACCTCTGAAGTATGCTTGGATCAAGCCCACCCTCATGCTTGACTCCCCTCACCACCTCATACCCCGTGATCTCAAAATGTCCAAATAGGCAGTCGGCATCGCTATGACGGATGTATTCCTCAATCTCAGCAGCATTCTCCTTCGATATCCAGGGAACAAATCCACAGATCATCCCGTCAAGGATTACATCGGTGGGATTCTCATAGACCTTGAAGTGATCTCCGAATATCTCCACGACTGAGTTGACCTCATTGGTGTTCTTCCAATAGCAGTCATGGTTTCCAATCACACAATGGACTTCTATTCCATTCTCCACGAACCAGTTCGTGAACCTCTTTCGAACCTGCCGCAGGGTGTTGAAGTTGATGTACTTCCTGCGGTCAAGAATGTCCCCCATGTGAATGACAGTCTTGATGTTGTTCTTGAGAAGATAGGGAAAGAACTGCTCCTCAAAGAAGTTGAGGTAAGCCTCAAGAAAGATTGGCGAGTCATTCTTGAATCCGAAGTGCGTGTCTGTTACGATTGCAATCTTCATTTCTTTGGCTTCTTTTTGGTGGTCTTCTTCTTTGGCTTCTCAGGCTTGACTGCCACCGCGACTTCTTTTTCTTTCTTCTTGCCTTCAAAGTTCTCTAGGTCAAGGTCAGTGAGGGACAAAGACTTGAAGAACTCCTGCACCTTCTGCTCGTCATGGTAGATGTCACTCAGCCACTTTGGGATTCTGCCGTGTGCATGGGCAAGTTCAATGCTCTTGAACTTGATGTAGTTCTGCTTCTTTTCCTTCTGTATCCTGCGAACGAAGGCATAGTAGATGATCTGTGTGAAATACGAGAACGGATTCTTTGACTTGCGGGGATTGAAGTTTGCCGCATACATCAGGCAGTTCTCTATGCCGTCCCCCACCATCTCGTCGCGATATGGATAGTTGATGAAGTTTGGTCTGTACGAAAGACGCTCTGCGATGGTGAGGAAGCATTGCCCGATGTAGTTCGTCACGGGAGGAAGAGGAAGATTAGCCTTTTGAGCCTTGTTCCATTCCTTCTTCCACTTCACCATTTCCGCATAGAACACCTTGTTGTCGATATAGTGGCTGTCACTCATTCATGTTATCTCCTTTGCTTGTGAGAACATAGTACACCGTCATCGGACGAAAGCAAGGAGCCACTTTAGATTCTTCTCGAATGTTGTTGACAGATGAAAACGAGATTGGTAACTTGACTGTGTCGGGTTTGATCAAGAAGTGTTCTTAGAGATAGTCATTGGGATTGGAACTCCAATCACGATAACTATTCCCCCACGGCTCGTCACCCTTCTCATTCAGATCGATATTGTTCTCTTTGATGGACTTGTCTTTCTTCTTAGGCTTTGGCTTGAGGTCAACATCATCCTCAAGATCGTCCTCATCCGAGTCATCGCCATTGTCATCCTGATATGACAATCCAGCAGTAAGGAAGTCCTCTATCAGACCCTCTTCCATCATGTTCTTGAAGACATTCGCAGGAAACATGAAGTTGACTATCACGGTATCCTTGCTGTCCTGCTTGTCCATGCTTGCCATGAACTTGTCCATCCCCTCCATTTGAGGTGGAGATATTCCTGCGTTCGTAGCCATATCAGAAAGCATCTTGCTCATCTCGTCCTCAAGACGCTTGAACTCACTTGCTTCCTTTTCAGACAGGGGAGGATCTACCTTGACTGACTCAACGGGGGTATCTTCCCGAATCATGTACTTTTCATAGGCATCAATCACCTCCTGCGATGGGGGCATTTTGATTCCAATCCAGTTGTTAGGTATGGTGACTTCATTCTCATTTGTCCTGCCTATCCAGTTCTCCATCACCACAGCAGCCTTTAGGGAACCAGTGAGATGATCCATGAATGGAACCTGGCGTATCTGCATCGGACGAAGAACCTTGATCCCATTCCTGTTTTTTGACATCAGGTTTGCGATGATTTCCTCGCCAGATCTCAACTTGATGAGAATATAGTCCTTCATTGGAGGTTCTCCATCTTTAGCATGATCGGTCGAAACTCGAACTTTTCCGACCGATAGATTTTGATTCTTTCGGAGAAATGCCGAAGAGTGTGATTCTTTCTTGTCTTCCATGATAGATCATCTCCAATATCGTACAACTTTGCAAACTGCTTGTGTTCCGAAACGCGCAGTTGTCTTCCTATCGACTGCAATACTCGTATCCTCGACTTGCTTGGCGATGCGAATATGATGTTGTGCAGTCTCTTTATCGAAATACCCGTCGAGAATGTACCATACGATGCAACCACAATGCAAGAGTCATTCTCCTCAAGGATCTTGCGTACAGCCTCGCGATCCTCCACATCCGTCCCACCATGAACAAAGAATACCTTTCGCTTGTCATTCTTTCTTGCGAGGTCATATAGAACCTTGCCGTGCTTCTCAACATACTGAAAAAGAATCAATGTATTGCCCTTGAGCGTATGGGCTAGATCCGTTATGAACTTGTTTCTCTTGGCATTATGAACGAGCCACAGCATCTCGTCACTATAGTTATGCTTGCTCATGGTGCGTCTGTCCTCCTCATTGTACTGAAGGAGGATTGCGTCTATCTTTAGGCTTGACAGTATGTTCTTGTCGATCAGTTTCTTGGTGGAAGTGACATGATAGGAAGGACCAAACAGACCTTCGATTATCAACTTGTGACATTGCATTCCATCAAGTGTGCCTGTCGTTCCGATCCTATGATTGCAGTTGACAAGTTTCTCCATGATTCCGCTAAGTGACTTTGCCTTGAACATATGGCACTCGTCCCCGAATGCAGCAGAGAACTGATCAAACCATGATCTCGGTTGCTTGAAGATGGATTGCCATGTAGTAATCACCACACGCTTGTTCGTGTCCTTGTCTTTTCCTGCATGGATTGCATGGCAGTTCTTGGAGACTTTCCAATCCGTTCCCTTGGCATAGAGTTCAAAATCGCTTGCCATCTGAGTGACAAGACCTATCGTTGGAACGACGATCAATACCTTGCCCTCTGTATTTTCAAGCAGATGCCTCACCAGCAGGTAGATGATCATCGACTTGCCGCTGCCTGTCGGAGATACCAGGAGGATTCTAGATGTTTCTGTTGCCTTGACGATGGCATCCCGCTGATGATCGTGCAGAGAGGAAATGCCCGATGCCTTTCCAACACATCGCTCAAACAATGCATCAACATCATCGGGGCTGAGGGGAATCTTGTTGGATGGAGTTAGATTGTTCTCGACATGATAGCCACGGTCTGCTGCGAACTTCGTGACATAGTTCTTCAGACCTCGGTAGATCGTTGCCTTGCCTATGTTGTATAGTTTGATATCGCCACTCCACCGCGTCTTGCGGAAGCGCGACATGTACTTGTGGTTTGGAACCTTGAAGGAGAAGCAGTCGCTCAACTCCTTAGCGGTTCCCCTCTCACAACGCACACGGATAAACACGGAATCAACATCTTCAAGAACCAATGTATCCATGCAGATATTTATGGTTCTATGTCTTCTCCGTTGAACCTAATCTTGAACTCTCCCTCGTTCAAAACCTTTCCCTGATAGAGCAGAACCTCGACCCCCGCTCCCTCAAGGATGTTTACTCCGATGTTGCACTTGGGCTTCCATCTATCAGGGATAATGTCCCAAATGGTCTTGTGACCAACCACCCTGCGTATTCCTGCCATGACGATTGCCCTTGCACATTCTGGACAGGCAATAAATGGACAATACAGATGCGTGTTGAGCGTAGTGAGTCCCTTGCTAACGCACCGATATATCACTGCTCTTTCAGCATGTTCGATGTAGTCATATTTCTTCTGATATGCGGGTTCGTGGATGGATGGATAGCGGTTTGCATCTGCTGCTATGATTCCCGATGATGGAAATACAATCAAAGCCCCATTCTGTGTATTGGGATCTTCGCTTCGTGACTGTGCATGGATGTATGCCTGACGAAGGTAGACCCTGTGAATGCCTTCTGTGACGATCTTCATCAGGCACCACTCATGAACTTCTTCCATTCGATTGCGGATTTGATGTCCCACCCACGGCGACCCAATCCCTGTAGCACTGATTCAAGGTACTTGACCTTCTCGCGCTGATAGTGTATCCGAGCCTCAAGAGACAGGAGATCCTTGTCCGACTCAAGGTATACATCGATGTCCGTGCGAAGAATCTTCAGACCAAAAGGTTGCCAACCCTTCTCGTCAAGGGTTTCCTGATCCAGTTTGCCCAAGTAGTATTCCCACTTGAGTCTACGGAGTTCCTTCTGTTGAATGTGATACTTGTGTAGGACAAGAGATTCCTCATGTAACAGATTGAGGTACTTGCCGTGAAGTTGTGGAGTCTTGAGGGATTCTAGGTCGAGGTTCAGGTCATCTATCTGCATGTCCTGTTCGACCATCTTCTTGATTGTATCAATATCCATGACAAAACTATAGCACAGTCTTTGAATAAGTCAAGTAGCCTTCATCATTGAAAACGATTCATATGAGAATGTGGCATTTATAGTGATTGGGCTGCTATCGGTAAGCATTGTACTCAAGTCAAACCCATCGATTGATACGGGAAACAACTTATGAAAGACAAAGTTTACATTTGGTCTCTTTGCGCTATTGAGACAATGGATGGTTGCATCAGAATAATAGTTTGCATCATTCTTGAGTATCTCAGTAAAGTCTTCGAATGGAACTATCTGATGCATCCATTTGTATATCTCATTCCAGTTTGAAAATTCCTCATCCACGATGAATGATATCTTGAAATCTTCCTCTTGAATGGATGAACCAGGAACATGAAGGGGAAGAAACTTGTTTGGAATGGCTATGTCACCGATACTTATTGATGGTATGTTCACCGATGTACACCAAAATGTCATGTTCGGGATTCTACTAAAGGTCAACTTGAAATGAGTGTCCAACATCGGATTCGTGGTATCAGCATCACGAATGATCGGATTATAGTTCAGACCTGTCTGATTTATGAGAGGTATGTTGTATTGGCTGCTAGTCATATCTCTATTTATCTCCCAAAAAGAAAGTCGGGGGGATTTCTCCCCCCGACTTCGTGATCATTAGAACTACGGCTATTAGCCGACGTAGTTCTGAGCAACTCCGTGGAGGTTATCCACGCGGAAGATGCGGTAGTAGATGTTCTTGCGGTAGTTGCTTGCAACATCCACATTGGTTGAAGGCTGATTGACTGCAAGCAATGGATTCACTGCCATGCCGTAGCGGGTCTTGAACCCGATCTTGGGCTGGAAGGTGCTTGGATTGATTGCACGAACCATCTGTAGTGGGATGTAGGGGCAGTAGAAGAGTCCTGCATCGTATGGCGAAGTTCCCTTGTATCCAACGCACACGAAGTCGCGGGCAGAGGTGTTAAGACCAACGCCCGAGTAGGGATCAACATAGACCTTGATCTTGCCATTGAGAACACCGACGAAGGTATTGCCAGTGTCATCGACATCAAGGTTGACATTGAGTGCTGGGCTGATGTTAAGGAAGCCACCCATTGCAAGGGCAGAAGCAACATCCGACGAGCAGATGATGAAGTTGCCCTTTCCACGACGGGTCTGCTTGGCAATGGTGTTTGCCTCGCGCTCAATCTGGAACATGAGTCCGCGGAACTTCTCTGCCGACCAACGACCATCAGAGTCCTTGATGAGGTCATAAACGCCACCTGGATTGAAGAAATCAGCACCTGCTGTTCCTGTGCTAGAAGCACCAGTGACAAAGTTATATGTTACGCCACTCTTGTAGAAGAGATCGTTATTCTGTGCGCCAAGAACTGCGGTTGCATAGATCGAACGAACTGTCTCGCGGTTGATTTCAGCAAGGATTTCCGTGCTGAGAATGTTGGCGAGTTCGGTTTCGGCATCAAGACCGTGAATAGCCTTGAGATCCTGAGCGAGTTCGATGGTGTACTCTGCCTTGAGTGCGCGAGTCTTTGCAGTGACCGATGCACGCTCAATGGTGAATGCCATCGTGTTGAAATCGCTGTTAGAAGCATCACCGAGGTTTTCACCGATTTCGCGGCTCATTCCATAGCCAGGCTCCCAACCAATGTTTCCGTTTGGATTTGTTGAACCCGTAAAGCCGAAGATTGGGTCGCCAGTATAAGAGGCTTCACCAGTTGGACCAAGACCACCTGTGTAGCCAGTTGTTCCGGAGAATCTAGTGAATGCTTCCTGCATGAGGGCTTCGGTATCTGTCCTGCCGTTGTACTTCGACTTCATTGCGAAGATGAGTCCAGTTGGCGAGGTCATTGGCTGAACCGATGCAACATCATATGCCATTAGGTTTGGCATTGCGCGACGAACGAGCGAGATGAGGATGGGATCGTAGCCTGCGAGTCCGTTACCACCATCGTAAGTTAGTGCGCCTGCGGCACCAACATTGTTGGCTGGTGCTGCTTCGCGAAGTGCTTGCTCCTGGTTCTCCAGGAGGATTGCCGTGACTGCACGGCGATAGTTATCCTTGATAGGCGAGAGGCTGTCATGCTCCATGACGGGCTGCCACTTGCTCTCAAGTTGTTCTACTAGTGAAAAAGTTCCCATTGTATTTTCTCCTTGTACAGGTGTATTACCTGTTCTTTAAACCTTTACGAGATAGTGCTGATGTGTAATGTTCCATGATTGGATTGACTGAGGACTTCTCCTGTTCTTGGAGATTTGCCTCATCTTCACCCGAATCTAGAACGATCTCCTCGACAAGATCCATTGAAGCCGATGCTGGCTTGCGGACCCGTCGAGCATTTCCGAAATATGATTCCTTGAGGACTGCGAGTTTGTCTGCGAAGACTTCCTCTGAGTCAAACTCAATGCCTTCTGCGAGAGTGCGGAGTTTCTCAACCTGAGTATCCGCTAGACCATCGCAATACGACTCAAAGATGTCATCGCAGCGGAGTGCAAGGATTTCCTTGCGGAGTTCCATGTTCTCTGCAACGCGCTCATTGATTTCGTCCTTGAGTTCGTCGTTCTCGTCTTCCATTTCGGCAACAAGATCGACCTTCTCCTCTGGAACCTGAATATAGTTCTCTTCGAAGATCTCGCGCATACCATTGAGGAAGTTCTCGGCAATCTCAGTCTTGATGCCGCTCTCGACAACAAGACGGTTCTCCTTGAGCCATTCCTCAGCGATGTACGAGATGTAGTCATTGACACGCGATGAGAGTTCATCAAGAATCTTCACGGTGTTCTCTTCGATTGTCTGCTCATAGGCTTCCTCAAGGCGCGAGACGATTGCATCGTAACGCTCATTGATGGCTGCTTCGAACACTGCAACTGCCTTGTTCTTGAACTCCTCTGACAGTTCCTCTCCATCAAACATGGCAGCAACATGCTCGCTCATGGTGAAGTCGGACTTGTCGGGAATCTTTGCCTTGCCCTTGAAGGGAACCTTTGAGGCAATCGTTCCCTTGTTGATGCCAGACTTGTCATCGGGCTGCGCCCACCTCTTTGGCTTGCCACCGCCGAAGTCGGTATCGGTATCGCTTGTTGCGACAACCTCATACTCCTCGCTGACATCTTCTTCGTCGGATTCCTCATCCTCGTCAATGAGTTCTTCCTCTTCGGAATCCTCATCTTCGGTGAGTTCTTCCTCATCCTCGAAGTCTAGTTCTTCTTCATCCTCATCGATGTAATCATCCTCGTCAACCTCTTCCTCGTTGGCAGGAGTGGTGTCCTCAAGGATCTCTTCTTCTTCGAAAAACTCTTCTGGCTGTGGCATGAGAAATCTCCTTTATCTTCCCATATGTATAAATCTTAAAGTTTGGAAATGAAGTCCTTGAAGACTTCCAACTTTGCTTCTTCTAGTTCCCTGACATTTGCCTTCTTTATGGTCTTTTTGTAAGAGGCAATCTGCTTTTCCTGTAGGATTCCATTGTTCCAGACCCATTCCTTGCCTTCCATGATGCCATTTACAAAGGCATTTGGGGCTGATGGATCAGCGACTATGTCCACGGTAGCAAGGCTGAAATCATCCTGTACTTCATTGATTCCATTGACTTGCTTGAGTGAACCCATGCCGCGTGATGAAACGCCAAGACGAACACCCTCATCGATCAGGTTCTTGACGATGTTTCCGTAGGGGGTGTCGAGAATCTTTGCCTTGCCATAGACGATGTTTCCGTCCATCTTCATTTCCTTGATGATATGGCAGACTCGGTCTAGATTGAGGGTTGGACCTTGTGGATGCCCAAGTTCACCAAGAGAACGGCTAGTCTCAATGTAGTTCTTGTTGTAGTTGTTGACTTCCCGCTCCATTATCTCGGAGGGATATCTACGACCATTCTTGTTGACAAGTTCCGACTCCATGAAGATGCCACGGATGAAGTAGTTCTTCTTGCCACTGCCAGCATCCTCAACGAGAGTCTGAATGTTGTCTTCCTTGTGTTCTGTGATCAGCAGCATGGAGTTTCCTTTCAATACTTGCCCTTGTTCTTTGTCCGCGAAGCCTGTCTTGGTGTCAGTCTTCCTGCCTCGACCGCAGCATTGATGTGAGAGCCGTGGACTTCATCTTTAGGAGTCTCGACCTCCCCATCTCCGTCAAAATCTTTCTTGGCAAGTGAGGGATGTGGCTTATTCCAATTGAATGGCTTTCCACCGCCATAGCGATTGGCAGACATCTTTGCTTCGCTTACATCATCACCACAAGTTTCGCACTCGCTGAAGAGTTCTGCTGCAACCTCTCTCTTTGCATCGTCAAGAACATCGGCTACGGCAGTAAAGATGAGGTTGTTGGTCAGTTCCTTGGCAGAGACGAAGTCTTCGTCAACTATTGCCCTGATGAGGTCATTTGATGGGTTCATGTGATTCTCCATTTAGATATTTAGGCTTTCTTCTTTGCTGGCTTTTTTTCCTTCTCTGCCTCTTGTTCTAGATCCGACTGATGCTGCATCTGCTGCATCTGCTGCTGCATCTGAATGTCGCCAGTCATCTGCTGAGTCGTGACTTGAGTAGAAACCGAGGTTGGCACTGCGGCGTTTGGATCGGTTTCCTTCTCAGACTGAATCTCATTTTCGATGTCCGCTATCTCTTCATTGGTCATGCGAAGAATGGTCTTCTGAATGTACTTCTTGGAGAAATACTTGCCGATATGTGCATCTGCTGTCGTGACGAGATTGTATCTATTTGTGAGTATCTCGTTATCCTTGGCTTCAGTGAAGTAGGAATCCTTGCGGAAACGGAACTCAAGATTCGGATGAATGTATTCCCAATCGTCCTTGGTGATGACTCCCTTAAGAATCAACTGAGTCTTGAGGAGTTCGCGGAACAGTTCAGAGAACTTCTTACGGAGTCTTTCAATGAAGCGGAAGAACTTCAGTTCGTCTCTGGTGATCTCTGCCTGTCTTCCCATGTTGAAGCCGTTTTGATCGGTTTCAAGGCGGGAGATGGGGACATTGAGAGACTTGTATAGTTTCTTCTGGAAGTAAAGCACATCGTCCATCTGACCAAGATTCTGTCCACCAGGAAGAGTGGTCACTTCGGTTCCCTTGCCACCTTCGCGGCGAGGCATCCAGAAGTCCTCCAACATGCTCATGTGTCTTCGTTCGTCCTTCATCTCTCCCGTGGATGCATCATAGACCAACTTGTTTCGATAGCGGTTCATGATCTCCTTGAGATACTGCTCTGCTTTTGCCTTCGGGAGATTGCCGACATCGACATAGAAGACTCTTCGCTCAGGAGCGCGAGATAGACGATAGATGACAAGTGCATCCTCGACCATCTTCAACTGATTCATTGGCTTCAATGCCTTGTGGATGTAGGAGAGAACTCTTTTCTTGCCAGCATCGAACAATCCGCTATGAACATAGCAGATTGAATCTGGAGCGATCTTGACTCCCTTGAGCGGAGTTGCTGGGGTATACGCTGCTGTTGTTGTGATGTTTTCTTCACGCTCATTGTAGATGAAGAACTCATCGACCTTGGACACGACCTCTGCACTCGTCTTTTGGTCTTTCTTCTTGGTGATGTTCCTGACCTTGCGGATGTTTGTTGCTTCAATCGGTCGGAGTTCCACAAGACCTTGCTTGGGATTGTCCTTGTCTATGATCTTGTGATAGTAGAGTCTTCCGTCTATGTACCACTTTCGGAAGATCTCGTAACCTTTGTCTTGGAACTTTAGGAGTCGAAGAATCTCATCAAACTCGACTTCTATCTTTTCCTTGATCTTTGGAGGTATGCGCTTGTCATCGATCTTTATCTCGACGGGGCTGTTGCTGTCATCATAGACAATCGATTCATCGCAGATGTCTGCGATTGCCATCTCGACTTCGGGATAAAGTGACATCTCGCGATACTTGCGAATCATGTCGCTGGTAGCCTTTATGCCACCATCGAAATCCATGTATGAACTGAAGTATACGCCCGAAGTGACAGGCAAGGCACCATCATCGTAGGAGGGAGGAGCAAACGATGCGTTTGCTGTGATTTCCTCGTTCCTCTGACTCGGAGGTGCCTTGCCGACCTTGCCTATAGAATAACCAAAAAGTTCAAATGCCATCTATCTCTCCGATAAAAAAAGTCATCAACCACCAGGAGTGAGTTGCGTGAGTGTTGGAAGCGGCGTTGCGTCTGGAGTACCAGTGTTCGAAGTGAAGTAGGAGTACGATAGGGTGACTGAGAACTCCTCAATCTGATCCGTTGCATCGTAACTCAAATCAATTGCAGAAATATCTGTTGGGAAGCAGCCTACAAGCGTATATGCCTTGACCGGCTTTCCGGTTCTGTCGAGTTGATTGACAGTCCAATCGCAGAAGATTGGCTGTGAGAAATTCACAAACTCATTTGCCGCGACATTTCTCTGCATGGACTGAATACCATCAACCCATAGTTCAAACAATGTTCTCAACTGGAACTTGCTGTCATTGTAGATCGAAATAGTCCAATCTGAGAACACACGGTCTCCAGGAACCTTCAATCTACGACCACGATAAGGAACCTCAATCGTTCCCAATGCGGTTCCTGGCAGCGATGCAGCACGGACAAGGAAGGGAGTCAATGGACTTTCAGTTCCACCGATTCTTCCCTGTACCTCGAATAGTGTTGGCTTTACACCTGCTCCAGTGAATGAGTTGGCAAAATTTCTGATGTTCATCTAGTTCTCCCTCTTACCCTATTTATTCTATCGTGGTGAGATTTTGATCGGATCTTGTGGCAATGAAGTTCAACTGAATGAAGTTGATGGACTTCAATGGCTTGATGTAGATATCGGCAACGAATTGATTCGCATCGATTACCGAACTTGTATTGTTTGTCTCATCGCAGACAACCTTGTAATCTGCGATTGCTCTTCTTCCAGCAAGGCTTGCAAGGAATGGAGCAACAAGGTTGCGGAACTGCGATCTTGTGAACTCATCATTGAATTCAAAGAGCGAATACTTGGCAGACTTAGATATTGCCTTCTCTATGGCAATGAATACTCTTCGTACATTGATGCGGTCGAATGCACTTGGCTTCGTCAGCAGAGTCTTGTCTCCAAGAAGGACATTTCCGCCGCCATCATTGAAGTTGACGAAGAAATTGATCTGATTTCTGTAGAGTTCATCACGATCTGCCTTGGTGAAGTTGGTCTCAAGCCTGATGGCATTCTTGAGATTTCCTCTTGCAAATCCGGCTGGAGATTCCCAATAAAGTTCCTGAGCGCACATGATGCCAGCGACATCGGATGAAAGAGACATTCTTCTTGTTTGAGCATTGAATGCATCGAAGTAGAGTTTTCTTCCTGCCACAAGAACCGTATAGGAATTCGCTGGCAACTGAAGACCGCTCTTGCGATAGGTGATTGCATTCGTTGCAATGAAAGATGACTGTCTACTTGAGGGTGCAGGAGGTGGAGTAGGAATGACAAGTATAGTGTCCTTCCTTGGCTGTATCACATTTTCGTAGATCAACTGTTCCACGGTGGTCAAGTCTCCACTCTGATCATCAGATACGCTTGACTCGGGAAGGAAAAGAACATCGGCAGCATCATCGTCGTTTAGGAACACCGAATATCCTGCCGCGAGTTCTTGTGCTGATACAGCATTGATGCTAGATTCACCGAAGTCGAATGAGGCATCATAGAATCCCGTGCGGTTGTAAGTGAGTCCTCCACTAGAGTAATTCGTATAGATGTCACCGAATGCCGTGGTTGCATCTGAACTGTTTGTTCCACCGCCAGTGAAACCGAATGCTCTTGTCAGATAGACATAGGAAGAATTCTGATTGATGTAGTCCTTGTAGTAGATTGGCTGACCATCAAGGTTCTTGGCATCAGTTGCCTTGGAAAGGAGTTCAAACTTCTCAAGAATTCCTCCTCTTGGTCCGAACTTTCCTCCAACATCAATCACTGCAATACTGATCTCATCATTGCTTCCGCCGACTGCCTCTGCATACCTTGATGTTCCTGGCATCTTGTCAAATATGCGAGTTGATTCGTAGGATTCTTCTACAGTGGTTGTGGAAGTTCCGAGCAAATCGCCTATTTGGACTATTCCATTTCCAAAGTTTCTTCTGATGCCCGTGATACCACCACCGGAATCAAAATTGATTGCTGCGATTCCAAGAACGCCGCTCTCGGAAAGAGTCCTGATCTCTCTTGTTCCAGTTATTCCGATGAGATTCGCCCAACCAAGCCCGTTGCCAGCAGCAGCCCCGTCTATGAGATTTCCAACACCAGACCAAACTTGAATGTAGCGCATGAATCTTTGTGCGACATTTCCCCAGGGTACATCATCATTTGGATCAACATAGTTACCAGTGTAATCACCAAAATTATCTCCGATATTAAACAAAGAGAAGTGCGAAGGGTGGGATGTTGAGTCTACAACACTTGTTGTCCATACTCTTGCATCTCCCACAGGACTACCAAATGAATATGTTTGTCCTGGTATGAATACATTGATGTTTGTGCCATCAAATGCAGGGAAGAAGAAATCTACCTTCTTAGGAGCGTTAGGTGTTGGTGCAATCAATACCCTTATTCCAGATCCATCTGCCGTAAAGTTCGGTATTCCAAATTCAACATATGGATTCGTTTCCCTTCCATTGTAACTCGGAGCAAATGCCCTCAGAGGCAACAGATTTCCATTATTTCCATTTGGATTATTGCCATTCTCCATTGCAGTTCGATTTTCAGTTGTAGTGCCAGTGGCATAAAGGAATTTGCCATTATCAACGAAGTTGCTTATGAACTCATTTGCACTGTTGAAACTATCTGGTATGTCAAAGGTGAGCATATACCAGTTGAATGTAGAAAATGTATAACCACTTGCCGAGCCTATGGGTGTGACTATTTTCCTAAAGATAGGCGCGCCATTTTTATCTGCACCATCTTCTACTTCTATGACACGGGATGCTTGAAATGTTACTCCTCCTACACCATAACTGACTCCCGATAGAGTCGCTACATTGGCATAGCCACCAGACAGTGTGTAGTCCCTGTATCCTATACCACCGCCAACGGGTATGCTTTCTGCTGTGGTTCCATCAAAGACAACAACAGCAAGCCCATTTCCAAAGTTTCCAGGATATCTTGCCTTGAAGTATGACTTGGTCTCAATGCCAGCATTGCCAGAGAATCCACCAAGATCGCGAAATTCATCCTCGTTCTTGATGGTTGGGTATGTCACGCTATTGATCCAGGTTACTCCCACATCAGTTGATACTGCATTGTAATCCCCATCCTGCAAGATGCGAACAACCTTGAGGTTGTTGGAGTAGCGCAGGAAGTTTGCAGCAGCATTGAAATCAATGTTGGTGTTTACATCAAATTGATCAAGAGTTGGCTTTCCAAAGATGGAAGCAAGGTCACTTTCCGTGGTGACTCTTGTTCCTACAAGGCATGGTCCCCAATTGAAGACACCTGCCATGCCGCCCACATTTGGCGATTCTTCGGCAATAAATGTCGATAGATCAATCTCCGAAACATTTACGCCTGGGCTAAGTTGCGTTGGAATGGGATTAGCCATTGTATCTCCTTAGATGATCTCAGTGAAGTTGCTGTCTGTTCTTGTGGCAATGAAGTTCAACTGAATGAAGTTTACGCTTCTGTTCGGCTTGATATAGATGTCTGCCACGAACTGATTGGCATCTATGACCGATCCAGTATTGTTGGTCTCGTCGCAGACCACCTTGAAATCGATGATGCCTCTCTGTGACTGCACGCTTCTTAGATATGGAACGACAAGGTTGCGGAACTGCGATCTGGTAAACTCATCATTGAACTCAAACAATGAGTATTTAGAGGCAGTTGATATAGCCTTTTCAAGGGTGATGAACAGCCTACGGACATTGATGCGGTCGAATGCACTTGGCTTCTTCAACATGGTCTTGTCGCCGTAAAGAACAGTTCCCTCTCCGCTGAATGTTACCACAGGATTCACACCAGCGACATAAAGAAGATCGCGTGAGGATTGATCTGGATTGAATGCCAACTTGATGACATTCTTTATGATTCCTCTATTGAGACCTGCTGGCGAGTACCATGCCTGTGTGTTGAATTCGCTTCTTGCACACAGACCAGCGATGTCTGCGTTAAGTGGAATATAGCGGAACTTGTCATTGTACTTGTCATAAATGTACTTCCATCCACTGTCCATGACGACATATGATGAGTTGATATCGTATGCATTTCGTGTTGTTATGGTTGCATTGGTTGCAGCCAATTGAGACTTGTTAAGTACATTCTGTAGTTTTGGTGAGATGAACAACACGCAATCCTTACGATCATTTACCAAGTCACGAAGCAACTTGATGTTTGTCTCGGCAAAGTCGTCTCCACCCGCCCGTCCTGCAATGAGAAGCGATATGTCCACACTCTCCTTGTCTAGGAACTTGCTGTATCCACCGATATAGAGGCGGTTGCTATTGTTGGTTCCTTCGGCTGCTCCGGTCATTCCGTAAGTAGACACTCCTGCTGCCGTGAATCCCGTTGTTATGTCACCGAAGTCAGTCGTGATGGATTCTTGAGTCGCAGCACCCCAAAGAGACTCCACATCTCCAGCCCAGATATAGTTGGAGTTGTTGTTTAGAACTGCACCGATATAGTTTGGTGCGCCATCATTGTTCTTTGCATCATATGCCTTTGAGACATTCTGATATGTCTCAAGAACAACGCCTTCTGTTCCTGTGAAAAGACCATCTTCATCCACAACAACAACATTCAACTCGTCATTGCTTCCGCCAAGGTTGGTTGACTGTGTGCTTGTATCGGCAGATATTGGGAACAAATCCGCATACTTGCTACGGAAGATTACTGTTGCTCCATTTGGAATGGTGCTTGCAACCACGGTCTTTAGTGTTGCCGTCAAGCCCGATGCCGAATCAATTTGGAAGACTTGTGAGAAGTTCGATGTCTGAAAGATGAGTTTGTCATTTTCTTCAGCAGTTCCACCTAGAGCAGTGGTGAACTTGATGGTTGTTGATCCAACCGCTGCGGTGGCACCAACCGTCAGGTTTGCCTGACCATTATCATCAAGAAGAACAACTTTCAGGGAATTTCCTAAAACTCCTGGATAACGAGCATAGAAAGGAGAAGTAAGTTCGTCACTTCTGGCAAAGAAGTCATCCTCGTTTAGGTATTGTACACCCGTAATACCTGCGCTATTGGCAGTGGTTTCGTTTGAGCCGATGACTCGTACTACCTTTAGGTTTCTTCCATACTGTAGGAAGTTTGCGGCACAATGGAAATCTATACCCTCTTCTGTGCTTAGAGGCTTTCCGAAAACGGTGACTAGGTTATCTTCCGAAGTAACTGTGGTTACTTTTTCCGCTGGTCCCCATTGAAAGACACCCGCGAATGCTCCAATTGTCGTTGCAACATTTGGAACAACCGTGGTTATGTCGATTTCCGAATAATTCACACCAGGGCTGAGTTGTACAGGTAGTCTGCTCATTTGTTTCTCCCGATGAATCTACTTCATATGTATGAATTTGAGTATTTGCTCAATACCAACCAAATTTTTCCGCTTCCCTATCTTTCCACCATGCTGCTCCGTCCATCTCGGTCTTCTCGGGAACGGGTTCATCTATTCCGTCATCCACAAATCCAAAGGGGGTCATCTCGTCTTCAAGTTTACTGATCGTGTCCTGATAGATGTCTTTTCGGATGTCCAAGGAGGAAAGATCCTTGAAGTATGGTTGGGTGGATAGCCACCCGAATAGTACGAGCGTCATCACCAAGTCATCGTTGTATCCCGTCTCGGCTTCAAACGAGTTCTTCTTGGCAACAAAAGCAAACAGTTCTTTTATGACATCGAAATCCTGTATCAGCAGCCTGTCCGACTCCACAAGGGACTTGAGGATGGAGCAACCAGACCTCTTTACCACTTCGGTTGTCCTTACACCAAACTGACTAGTGCCTGAGCCAAATCCTCCGTCAAGAACCTGACCTTTCCTGCCACGCATGGTGGAAGACAACAGGTTCTCGTACTCAAGTTCACTGTGCAGTATGTCCGCTACCTGTCCACCCATGTCATTGACCTCGACAAGCACATGGGCATTGTTGTATTGCTTTGCGGCAACATGGATGGCATTTGGAAAGACCATCGGGGACATGGTATTGTTTCTGAAAGTGGCTACTAGTTTGTATGGAGCGGTAGTGATGTCTACAATGCTGAATGCTGAATAGTCCTGACCCGTACCGCGAGAGACATCGACGGTTATGACGTAGATATGCTTTTCCTCTGGCTTGGCATAGACCTTGAACCCTTCTCCGTTCTTGAAGACGGGATCCACATATGCAAGGGTCTTCAACTTGGAAGGTGCTATCAGAGTATGAACCGAGCCGACAAAGTCACACTCAAACTCTGTGCGGAACTGTTCCTCCGAGGTATTTGCAATCGTCTCCTGTTTCCACTTCTCATCCCTGCCAGGAACATCCGACCAATGGACATCGATTGGAATGTATGAGTTTCTTCCATTCGATGCATCCGTCCACAACTTATAGTACAGATTCATACCGTGTGGAGTCGAGACTATGAATACCTTCGTTTCCTGACCCGACGAGATGGTGGGATAGACGGAGGAGAAGAACTCCTCTGCCACATTCTGAGGAACATAGGCAAACTCGTCAAGGAAGATCATGTTGAAAGATCCACCACGGACGGCACTAGAGGATGTTGCTGAAGCAAGAACCTTTGAACCGTTCTCAAGTTGAATCGATCCCTTGTTCCATTCAAGTACACCTTGCTGCAACCACTTGGGAAGATACTCGTATGCCAACTTGAGGCGTGACAATAGTTCCCTAGCCGTGCTGAGTTTGTTGGCTAGTATGGCTACATTCACGCTCTGATTGAACAGGATGTAATGCAGCATGTATGCTGTGACCGTGGTGGACTTGCCGCTCTGACGGGGCAACTTGGCAATGACGAACCTGTTGCTATGAATTGTCCTCACCATCTCCTCTTGAAAGTCATAAAGTTCAAAAGGAACAAGACCCTTATCAAGGGAGATGATCTTCACATACTTCTGAATGAAATAGATCGGATCTCTTGCACAATGGGCATACTCCTCAAGTTGTTCCTTTGTCCAGTTGATCTTGACATCGGTTGCCTTGAGGTTTGGGTTGCCGAGATAGTTTTTGGATGTCTTGTCTTCAGCCATTTTCGAGCATCTTCTTCGATTCATCTATGATCGCAGTAGTCTCGGTCATTGCCTTTGCAAAACTACGCTTGGGATTGATGAGTTCCTGTAGTTCCTTGGTTGAGCCAAGAAAGATGGCATTCGTCGTATTGTTGACGGTCTTCTGCTCGTACTTGTCCTGCTTGATGGTCTTCATGCGCTGATGCAGTTCAACGAGATCTTTGTTCGTCTCGGCTACTGCCTTGATCATCTGCGCGACCACTTCATAGGCACGGGGAGAATCTCCCTCGCTTGCAACCTTTAGGACTCCATCAATTGCTTGGAATCCAAGGTTGACAAGTTCCTTGAGGTTTTCCCTAGCCTTCTGAAAGTCCTTGTCTGCATCGTCCATGTCCACCTTGACCTCAATGGCATTCGGTGGCTTGACTGCAAGGGGCTTCGGCTCGGGATCCATATTGAGAATCTCCGAAAGATTTTCATCCATCTTGCTCATGATATCTACCTTCCAATCGCTTTATCAGTAGCCCTGTACTCTACAAATGTAGTTATGTTCGAACTGTTGAAATATGCATATGCGGCAGCAAGTTGCTGCTTCGTCAGTTCAAAATATGCATCTCGCATGATTCGATAGGCTGTATCAATGTTGTTGTTTGTACTAGATAACCATCTGCTGCGAAGTTCTTGATTCGTACTCATAATGCAATCGGATCTCAATGGAACAAGATACCATCTGAATTCGTAGGTATTTCCATATGGGATTTGAGTGTTTCCTCCATATGGTGAGGTGTTTGATTCAAAGACCCTGTAATCACTGAATCTTCCTGAGTTCAAAACGGTGGAGTATTCATTAAGGTTGTCGTTTGCCATCGTGAGACCAAGATCAACAAGATAGCCTCTATAAGACATGTTATCTTGTAGTTCCTCAAGATTGAAGAAGTATGTCTCAAGCCCACGGATGAATGATGTCGGTATGCTGGCTCCCGATACACCTCCGTTGGTTATGACAGCAGAATACTCTGCTGCCGATCTTCCGATGTTTCCATAGTAGAAGTCGTTCAACAGTCTCTCATGAACATCGTCCACGAAGATGAATCCATTTGCAGGAACATCGCCAGAGAACAGCGGTTCTATTATGTACTGAACAAAATCGCTTGGCGAATACGGGACAGAACCACCGCGAGTCAAGTCTAGATCCTCGCTCCTTCCACGAATCACAGGCATGATTCGATAGTTGTATTTTTGAACATTGTCGAGCATCAACTTCCAGGTTCTGGTTGCTGCCTTAATGGTCGCTGCCATTGACTGCTTCAGATTGTACTTTCTCTCGTTCGATGTAATACCGAAATCAGGATGGATCGTGCAATCGCGTCTTGCCCGTGTGTTCAAGGCTGAATATGTTCCCACATTCTGAACGGGTATCAATGGATTGAATCTTGGAATGAAGTTGATTGGGTATACATTTGCATAGAGATAACCACCGTACTTTACCGTCTCCTGATAGAGATCATAGTAATATGAATGAAGAAAATCCATCGTCTTGCCATCAGGACCAAGTCCTGCCGCTGTGTCTTGGAAGTAAGTCAGTATATTAACAGGGAGTATTCTTGATGCCTCGTATGTTGCCGATGCTGCCGCAGAGGGACCGCCAAGCATGAAATAGTCATTGAAATATTGTGTGGTCAGACCAGTTGCATAGCGATAGGTCTGCCATCCCGATACTCCCACACTGTAGGTGTATCCAGATGGTGCAGGATAAACGGTCAATCCCGCAAGACGAGTCACATAGTAGTCTCCAGCAGGAGCATAAGGACCAGTTGCATCGGTTGCAACTCCTGGCGTAGGTATCAATGCAGACCAACCAAGAATCTCAGTCGCATAGGGTAGGTATAGATGACCTATGTTGTATGAGTTTCTACCCATGCCATACTTGGCAGGATAGAGTTTGATTTCTTGCATGAACCTATCGATGAAATCCTTTGATAGTTCATAGCCAATCAAGTTGTATGCAAGAGCAGTGGAACCAGCGAATCTTTTCAGTTCAGAAATCCATGCAGGATTACCCGTGCTTCCAAGATACCTAGCGACCAGATTAGTCTGTGTGTCTTGGAAATCATCATCGGCAAACTTGATGAACTGCTGATATGGATTTAAGTTGGCTAGATAGCCAACGAATGTCACTCCATAGGAACCAAGCAAAGTGATGTTTCGTATCAACGATGCATGTATGTTTGGAGTGAAATACATTGATTTGATTGCGGCAGTTACTCCCTGATATATCGGAAGACCGAAGTAGAGGGGATTGCCACCCGTTCCCGTGGGAAGACCATTGTTGTGGGATATGCCCAATGACGATGCATTGAACATCAACTGAAATGGTGTGATCGTTCCCCCGAAGTTCACAAGGGTATAGCAACCAGCCGATGCTCCTCTCTCAGTGATACCTGAGAAGGAGGATACTGGGTAAGGATCATTTGCACCCGTGATGCTGTAGAAGACGGGATATTCGGATAGAACCCTGTAGTTGTCAAATAGAACCTTGAATGCTCCGTACATGTTCTGCTGACCTGGAGTGTATTTTACGGTTCCGTATTCAGCATCCCTGACCTCGTTGAGATCATAGAACATCTCCATGCCAAGGCTTCTGAGGTATGTCGTTCCCGCCAGAAAGTTGGCATGATCGGCTGTTATGCCACCAGATATTCCCAATACAAATGCATTGTTGTTTTCTGTTGGACAGAGATATGGAACAGCACCACGGGTGAAATATACCTTTGGTTTCTGCTTCTTCTGCTCAAGTGATATGTTGACCACATTGTAGGTTCTCTCTGTGGTTATATCATACGCTTCAACAGTTTCAGTGATGATGCGGTAGTTTGAGAGAAAGCCATCTAGGTTCTGTTCGCCTGTCATCAGTCATCCACCAATTCCTGAAAGGTGAGTTTGATCTCACGGATTAGACCCGATGTAGTTATCTTGCTGAAGATGTATGACTTTGCGGTGAACGAGAAAGTATGAGTGAGCAACCTTCGCGTCATCATGTCTCCCTCAAACTCGTCGGTTGGAACAACCGAATTCAAAATGATTGGAACATCAACCTTTTTGTCGATTTCAGTGAAGTTCATCGTTATCGTGAAATCGGGTGTGAAATAAGGAAGTATCTGCTCCACTATCTGATATCCATCCTCAATGTTTCTAGCCATGACATGCAGGTTAAACTCAAAGTTGTATGGAACCTCATTGTATGAATACGACATGGTTTGATTTGCTTCGTTTCTGTTTGTATATGAACGATTGAGGCTGTTCAACTTTCTGCTTCCATCATAGGTCATCGATGTTATCTCAAAGCCTATGCGGGGAAGGATGTTCTCCACGGCATTCCTGTCTCCACCCTCATCAAGTTCCACTATCTTCCTGTAGAACTTTTCCTTTGGACCGTATGAGATTGGAACCTTTATCTTCTTGACGATCCCTTCGGGTAGGTTTCTTGAGATGTATATCTCATTGAACAGGGAGCCGAATCCAACGACAAGTTTCCGTATGCTTCCGTTGTAGAAGTAGTCAAACATCAGTAGTTGCCCTCCGAGAAGGGATCTTTATCGCTGAAATCGATCAAGTCTTTTTCTGCCCTCTCAAGTTCGATTACATTTGTATCATCATTGTTCGATTCGATGTAGTTCTCTTCGGTTTCATCCTTGTTGTCATAGAACACCACTGTATTCGAACTATCGCCGCGCAAGGGAAGGATGGACGATGCTGTTCCAACCTCAGAGCGCACCTTGACTGTATTCGTCACAGAGTCGAAGTTGACCACCACGCCACTATATGTGCTGCTTCCAAGGCTTGCACCTTGGTATATCTTCTCACCTTCGTAGAATGTGACACCAGTGGTTGCAAGAGTATAGGAGTTTATAGGCGTGATGAGATTCTCTTCGATCTGATCGACTTCCGCAATCTCCGTGTCGATCTGCTCTGCCGAGTAGCGGAAGCGATCACAGGACAGTTCGTAGGCAAAGAACGAGTTTCTTGCATTGACGAACTTGATTTCAAACAGACCACCATATTCGGGAAAGTAAATGAGATCGCCTTCTTGTGGAAGCAAATCGGTTCCATACTTGATGCTTTCCTCGCTGAACCTGTTCTTGGAAACCATGAGGGTAACGGAGTCCTGTAGGTTTATTCCAAACTTGTCAATCACTCTTCCGAGAGATTCAAAGAACTCATAGTTGCTGACGAACATTTCAATCTGAAAACTCTTGTCGAACTTGGAAGTAGGATCTTCTCCGAATAGAGCATCAAGATTCTGAAACTTGCGAAAGATATAGTGGACATCGAACCCATAGATCTTGATCTGCTCGCGGACGAGTTGATCGAAGAGGTTAGATTCGCGAGAGGAGACTTTGAAATAGTTGTTCCGTGCCATCAGCCCACCATGAAATCAACAGGAAGTTCATACTTGCTCTGAACGGTATCCTCTATCTGATTTAGTTCGGTGACAGCATCGGTATACATGGTGGCAGCATCGAACTTTGCCCCACCAGGAAGGGGGATGTTGGAGAACTTGCTGAGGTTTGCAGCCCACTGTCTCTTTATCATAGCGGTAACATACTTCTTCAGCAGAATGTCATTGTATATTTCGGGGTAGGTTTCTGGATTCAAGGCAACAAATGCCTCGACCAATATTTTGTCCCCGACATTGAAAGTCACAGACCAATCCGTTTCGAGTTTCAGTTTGTTCGTGACTCTGCTGAACTCCACATTCTTGTCGGGATTGAGGATCAACTGTAGCAAGGATAGATACTGCTTCGTTGTGTCATAGTAGTTGAGGTTGGATGTACCGGTGAGGAATCCATTGAAATAGTCGTTCAACATCAGTTGGTACTGAACGCTGAACATACCGCCCTGCATTGCCTGATTGATGACATGAACCTTTGTGATAGTTACAATCTCACCACCGCTTGAACCTGTGGGGATTTGGTTCGTGTCTATGTACTTGTTGGTTATGTCATTCTGCGTTATGACATAAGGGAGGTATGCTCGTTCAATACCATCGAAATGGTACTGTGAAAAGAACTGCAATGCATCGTCAATACGGTCTTCGACCTGAGCATCATCGACATTGATTTCGATGACGGGAAAGCCGAGCCTGCGAAGTGCATAGTCCTTGAGATCTTCTCTTGAAGCGATTGCCATTTTTACCTCCCTGCATTACGAAGATTCTCAAAATACTTATGGTCGTTGATACGCTGGCTCTTGCACATTCTTAGTTCTGGCAAGCGAGTTGAAAGTTCCTCTGCGAGCGGATATGGAATGGGACATCCCCGCTGATTGACGCCGTCCGAGACATAGTGCTTTTTCCCATCATAATAGTGAATCTGCTTGTCAACATGACTATAATCGGGGTATAGCATTAGGAGATCAGATAGAGCAAACTGCTCTCCATTCACGAACAATACATCACCTGATCTGCGAAAGTTTCTCATTCTAGGGAGAGGCTTCCTCCACTATCCTTTGGTCCGAGTATTGCTGTGTCGAGTCCGGCACCAAAGGTATTGTTGTATGTCTTGTTCTTTCTTGCCAACTTCACCTCAGTGGGTGTTGCTGCTGCTTCTATCTGATCCTTTACTCCCCTATATCCAGTCACAATCTTGTTCTGATACTCCATTATGTCAAAGCGCAAATTGCTTATGTCGGTTGCGGTCAGGTTCCTTGTAAGACCTCTTCCATCCTTGAATGAATAACTTGCAGAGCATATTCCCTGCGTAACAAGATATCCGTTGTTCATTATGTAATTCATGGTGGTGTTATCCGCTGGATTTATGAAGAGTGAATTGTGTGCCAATCCGACTCCATAGCAATTTCCACACGCACCGGTTGCTCCATTGAACAGCCTGTAGAATGGATTTTTTCCGAACTGAGGAGCAAATATCGATCCAGATGATCCAGTGTTTCCTGCAATTCCTTCGATCATGGTGAGAATCTCAAGACCAAAATCATATCTCAGATCATTCCTATAGTTGACCTGATAGACATTCAATGATGGATTGTTATCATATACTCCACTCAGTGAGAATGCATAGTCATACCCATGATTGTTTACTGTGCTTCCTTGAGAAGTTGTGTCCACAAACGGGTTACATATTGCTCCATAGTTTGTGGTGAATCCCGTTGGATCCGAATAACCCGTTGCTCCTGCCGTATATCCAATCGTCCACCTCACGACATCTTTGACTCCAACTTCAGCAATTTCATAGCCAGTGACACCAGTTGCATCAAGTGTGAGATTTTTGATAGTGGAGACCACACCACTGATGAAGTCGAGGCTTTCGACATAGAAATCGGTACTGTTGGGAAGGTTGTTAAAGTTCAGTATTGCAGCGGTTTGTGATGAACGAGTGAATCCTGATAAGGTGGGAACTCCGAGCGTTCCTCCTCCGAATGGAAGGAAGCCATAACCGCTTGGTCCGAACAAACCACCTGTACCCGGAGATTCCAATATTCTGATTGAGTCAATGTATCCACTAAATGACTCGGTTCCTTCTGGAGTGTTGCCGACATATAGACCATGATCATAGCGGACTTCGGGTGTGGTACTAGCAGTCACTCCCAAAGAGAACCTGTTGACTCCATTGAAATAACCAGACATCTGATAGCAGACACCCGCTCCATTTCTAACCATTGCAACGGCAACATGATGCCATGTATTCACAGTCATTCCTGCGGTGCTGACTATATTCTGAGTGTAGTTGTAGCCACTTGTGTTACCATATGATTGCCATGCAAACTGAAGTTGTCCAGCCGAATTGTCATATCCTAATTTCCAGTTAGCCGCAGTTCCCGATCTTCCCTTCTGCAATAGAGTAAAGTTAGATCCCGTTCCTGTTGGATAGAAGAACAACTCCACTGCCCATGAATATGTGAGTCCAACTCCGATATTGTTGTGTGGAGCAGTATATCCCCCAACTCTTGCCAACTTGGAGAGGTTTGTGATATAGAGATATCCACCCGTATATCCTATGCTGCTTTTGGTGAATTTGCCCGAGCATGGTGGAAACTTGTAAACGGTATCGCTATGAATAGGCTTGGTTTCGGGGGCTATAACATTTCCAACTGCTGTGACTTTTGTGAGATCCTGTATGATATTTGTCCCACGAACGAAATAAGGCAGTGGATTTGGCATGAACAAGGTGACATCAACTCTGGGATCATAGAGGGATCTAACCGATGGATTTCGTGTCCTGACATCTGCTCCATCATTGATGGTGAGAACCTCTGAGTTGTCCCCAAGATTGTCTATCGCTTCTGCCGACAATATCGAATCATCCACAAAAGAATATGTGCCAGGATTCAAACCAACAAAGGGAAAAACCATGTCGATGTTGCTGTCTACCGACATTGGTGATACCGAGGTCAACTTGCCAGTTTGATCGAATGTGCAGAGCCTATATCCCATTTTTACTTTCCCCTAATCTCATGTGAGTGTTGCAAGCAAACTGGTAACATTAAATACGCCTTGAAGGGCGTCTGCTGCTATTGCTCCGCTACCATCCTCCGGTGGGAACATATGACCATCAACTGTTGATTTTACAGATGTGTAGCAGTTTCTTCCCTGTGAATAAACAGTGACAATAGCAGATGTATCAATTTCACCCGGACGAAAATTGCCGTTTGCAGAACTAAATGGTAGTTGGAAATAGTCCACCGATTGAACCATTGGGACATATCTGTAACTTGCTGGTGCAGGAGTGCTATAAGGATTCACCCCCTGACCAGTTTGATTGGTCAGTGGAAATCCTGCATTGGTTATCGGATTTCTCCATATCTGAGACCATATGAGGCTGATGTTCTTGCTGTTCAGCACAGGACCAGACAGACCTGCTGTTGTCTTTGTTGTTAGGCTATTTGAGTTGTTTGTGCAGAAAGAGTTCTGTGCGCTTCTGAAGTGTGTTGGTGTTGGTGCATTTGATGCAAAAATCATCGTCATAGTCTCGTATTCATTGGACACAAATGACGATGTGTTGGAGACATATGTTCCATAGATTATTGGGAAGACCGAGGCAGAAAGATTGCAGTAAAGAGAGGATGCTGCTATGCAGCGATAGTTGCTTGCAGATAGTGTTGCCGTGCAAAAATAGGTGGCGACCTTGGAGGAATCATATGCAATGAATCCCTGATTTGCTGCATAAGAACAGCAGTTGGAGAAGTTTCCAGTTGATGTATTGATTGCTGCAAATGTATTGTTTCGATTGAACACGCCCACCGAGGAGTTGCATGACACATTGGAGTTATTGAGAGCAAGATATGCACTTCCAACCCCACCATAGATGTTGATCACATCATATGAATATCCAGTAGTTGGACCGTTACCCGTGGATATCACGGTGGTTCCACCGCTCTCCTGTGAGCCATTTCCGACATCGGTTCCCGAATCGGTTGGATCACCCGGTTGTCCTCCGCTGGAAGATCCATTTCCACCTGAAGTTGCTGTTCCTAGTCCCGTGGGCATGATCGTTTATCCTTGCAATATTGCGTCTGCTGCTTCAAACATTCCAGCCCTGACTGCTATCACAAGGGTCTTGTCCCTTGGATCCCAATCCCAGACAGTTCCCTTTATCTTTCCATCCGGACTTGCAAATGTCTGACCTATATTGTACGAGTTGTCGTCCAACGTAGTTCCAGTAGGAACAGATTTCAAGCGAATGGTCACATGTGACTGCCCCACGAAAGAAGCAAAGCATCTATCTGCAACCATGTTCGATGAAGTAAATGCTCCGAAACCAGTGGATGCCATACCTGTGCATACGCTTCCAACTGTGCTGATGCTTGATCTGTTGTTTGCAAGTATTCCATATGTGCAGTTTGATGCAACTAGTTTTCCGAGGTAGGCATCCGTTCCGCGATCCGCATAGAATGCAACATGGAAATCCTTCATACCGCAGTTACTGAACAGACCTATGCCAAGATCACTTGGTTCGTTGTTAACAACTTCGCCCAGAGTTGCACTGACAGCATAGACACCATACTTGTTGCTGTATCCCGTCTCGCTGTTTCCAACCAACTTGTAGTGGGATGGCATGTCTTTGCCATCAAAGAAGATGTTCTTTATCTTCCTCATTCCACCCGAACCGATCTTGAGGATGTTTCCAAACCTACGGAATACCGTTGGAATGATCTTGACAGTTACGCGATTTGCATTAACGGTTCCCCATGAACCCGAATCGCCAATCCCTGCCCTTCCTGCAACGGGGAAATGTTCGTGATAGTTTTTTCCGAATGATACACCATCATTGAGAAAAGTTCCCGCTGGTCCTGTTGCGGTGAATCGTCCAGAATAATCACCCCCAACATTCACGAATCCTGCAACATCCCTATATGTGAATACAGCAGTTCCCCCTCTGGGACTGAATATCGGAAATGTTGCACCCTTTATGTTTGCTGATGCTCCATTTGGAACTCCCGTGGTTTCATTCAACCCATAGTATCCAACCGGAATGTTGCTTTGGAAATGAGTCTTGAAATGCAATCCACCAAAAGAGTTTCCTCTTTGAAACCATGTATTTGTTACAGTTTCTGTACGATCAGCCGAGTTGCCATTGTGGGTTGCAGAATAATGGGATATTCCTGATTGTGCATTTCCAAACATCGCACTCCATGATGCCGAGTTTCCATGTGGAATAGAAAACCAATCATCGCGAATTGAGGACTGTATCTGTATGACACTGCCACAGCCGCTTGCACCACTTACTCCCATCAATATGTGGCTGCCAAGCAAGCAACCCTGTCTTGGCAAATTGTTCCTTGCATTGAATGGATATGCCGAATAGTAATATGCGGGATTATAGTTGTCCGAATGAACGAGATCGAAGTCCTCTATGACAACTCCACAACCAGAAACCTTGTGAAACACACCAAGAGGGTTGCTTGGAGTTATTGCCTGATAAACCGTGCTGTCGCTTGGTCTGACACAAGCAAGAGTGATTCCATGAGTCACTCCGGAATAGTATTTTGCAAATCCATCAGCGGTGAAGCCTGTTGTGAAATAGTCGCTGACGTACTGTAAGAGAAGTATCTCAGGCTCGGCACCAACAAATGCTATACGATTTCCCTGTGGGTGATCCAATACAAGTTGTTCGTCAAGATCATAGATGCCTGGAGCGAACTTTATGGTTACAAAACCACTTTCAGTTATCACCTTGTCGCCAAGGGCTTCTATTGCCCGCGCGGGAGTTCTGAACGGCGAATTCTCACTTATGCCAGAATTTTCCGCATCGTTTCCCCACGGTGCAACATAGTACACCTGTTGATTCACGATTGGAAACCGTGAACCAGCGGGAAGGGTTACATTATGTGCTGAGAATTCTCCCATTTATACTCCTCAGAGGGCAGTTCCGCCACCATACAAGGTCAGATTGAGATACTGAAAATTGTCACTATGAGTTGCCCCTATTATGTCGTAGATCATGACACCGAATGTCACTCCACCTAGATTATAGGGATTGGCAACAAACATCTGTGTAAGACCCGATCCAGATTTAGTCACAGTTGCCTCAACTATGTATTGAGTTGCACCAGTGGCACCTAGATCGGTGAGCATATCATGGGTAAAGACATAGTTGCCTTGAGAAGCCCTTGATATTCCCCATGTTCCATAGCCGATGTCGGTGGTGCATCCCGTTCCACTTGTGGCACGAACCCATCTCTTTGCTGTGTTTCTTGCCACGATTGCTCCACCACCAGACGGACCCAGTTTGTATATCTTGGCATATGAATCCTTGCGGGTCTTGATGATCCAGTACATGACAATGTGTTGTGGTACATTGTTGTGGGCTAGATTTGCTCCTGCATTTTGAACTCCGAAATCAAACGTTGGGAGCAAATCAGTCGCACTTACATAGATGTTTCCGCGAATGTTGTGAACGTGACTTCCCGCTTCGGTGGTGATGTTCGAACTTTCATTGGTTGGAGGAGGATCTCCAGGCTGAAGATCTCCTCTAATTCCAACACCATTCGCAGAGTTATTTGGATCTCGACCATTCGAGAATGGTCTTCCAAGATGCGTATGCGCTCCCGATTCCTCGGTATAGAGATCGTGTGTGGCACCCACGCTTCCAGCAAGTTCAAGTGTCCAGGTGATTCCGTGTGCATGAATTGGCATCTCATTAGCAAGAAGAGTATGAAACTCTTCGCCACCGAACTGACCCACTGTATATGTGCTGAATGCAGTATTCTCTTGACCGGTATAACCGCGTGAGGAACCAATGATGAATCTTGCTCTCAAGTCGGGTTTCTTGAATTCTGTCTTTGCGGGGGTGTTTGTAACGGAATAAACCGCATCAAAAATCTCACCATCAATATAGAAACGACAGAGATCTCCGTTTTGCAACTCGGAGTCGTGATATCCTCCATTGACATAGTTTGGATCAACCTCGACAACGGCACTTGTGATTGATGTTCCTGAGACTGTTCCACTCAGCACGGTGCAACGGAATGAATCGGACAGACCTGCTCTTGTCACCAAGAACTGACTTCCTATCAGATTGTTTATGTTGACTATGCCGCTTCCACTGGCAGTAACCTTCTGAAGGTTTACCAGTTGCTTGAACCCATACAACTTTCCGTAGTTCAATGCTCCATATAGATCGGAATATGTCGTTGTGCTTAGATACCCACCATCGCAGATGTCCCATCCCGCTGGAATATCTCCAGTCTTTCCTGCAAAGGCAAGGACTGATCCAACGGGCTGTATATCACTTAGATCAACCGTTGAATCTCCGCTGATCTTGGTTCCCAATGAGTTTACGACAATTCCATCAACGGTTCCCTGTGCGCCAGATGGAATGCCATCTTGAACGGTTCCCATTGATATGATCACGGGTTTGATTATGCTTGCGGGGCTGCTTGGAGCCGTGGTAGTCAACTTTCCTTCCTGTGTGTCGGAAAGATAGAAAACCTGCGCTCCAGTATACCCCGCAACCAATGACATGACTGTATCGGGCAAGGATATTTCACCAGAGTAAACCACAGTGATGCTGGTTCCATCGACCGACTCGACAACTCCGATGAAGTTGGCATTCACATCATTGTTGGCTTGCGCCTTCATGTATGTGTCTGTCTCGGGATCGTATCGAATCACATCGCCAACAGCCAGAACGTCGGATGTTATTCCTCCGACATCTATCTTGTTCTTGACTGAACGGGTGTCTGCAAGTGCTACTGGATCGAATGCGCTATATCCCATTTATGCCTCTTTAGAGTTCAGATTCCACTTCGTAGTTTAGGTTCACAGTTCCACCTGCCTTGGTTGTCTTGAAACCCTTCTTGGACTTGGTGATCGTGGTTTGTGTGAAAGATGGCTGCGACTTCATCGTTATCGTGCAGTTGTCCGGATCTCGTATCTCAACGGGATAACGAACTACTATGTCGGTGGAGTCAAATGGTATCGAATCATCATTCAATGCATTTGAGTTTCCATCTGTTATATTTCTGAATGGTGTGTCGCTGTTTGTCGTCTGATAGTATCTCAGGCATCGGTTGAACTCCGATGTGGGATCGTTAAGTTCAAACAGGCTGGCATCCTGACCATACTCAAATTGAACCTGTGCAAGGTATATCTTGTAGTTGTTCACACCAGAAAGATTAGGATTTATAGCCTCACGCACATCTGCTGTCGAACCAACCAGGTTCGATCCAGCGCGGATAAAGAACCTGATCTCAGGTCCATCCGTTCCGCTTGTACCAATAAGTCCATTAGTTGAATCTGGAAGTTCAAAGGTATGACTGACTTTTAGCCACCTGTCGCTAGGAACACTAACCACTATACCAGCATTCTTCTGCGAGTTCTTTTCTACTCCAGTGAACTGATAGTCTGGTGCCGTTCCACCACCAAAGTCTCTTCTGAATGAAACTCCAAGTTTTGCCAGATCGGTTGTTGACTTTACATAGAAGGATAGTGTGGCATATCCCTTTGGCATATGCTCTATTCCCTCAATTCTTTGGAACAAATATGTGGCTGAATCGCTGGCATATCCACCAGTGCCAATATTGAACTCAAGTCCGTACTTGGAATGAACTGTGGAATCGCTGATCTCCCCAACTCCAAGTTTCAATCGGTTCACAGATACGGCAAGTCTGTCTTCTGCCGCTGCTCCGGTGTTTATGAGTTTCCATCTATCAGCAGTGTAGCGATTTGGCTCTGTTATTGTGTTGACGAACGAGAAGGTCGTGCCTCTCTGCCAAAAATCGAAGTTTCCATTGATCAACTTGTTTCTGAAACCAGATCCACCGCGAGGAATCAATATGCTTGTTCCTGTGTCTGTATTGGTGGTGACTATGAGACCGACGTAGTTCTGAACTATACCCGCCGTTGGCGTGACTGCAACCATCATCGGTTTTCTGACCGAGTTTACAGTCAATGGAGGGGTGTCTACAAGAGTTCCTGGATCGAAACCAACGAAGTAGACCATGCCTGGAGAGAATGTCCTGCCAGATGCAGCAAGATCGATGTATCCCGACACAGTCATCAATGATGCAGCAGAGTTTCCACCATAGTTGATCTTGGATATGATTCCAAGTGCCTCGGCAACCTCAGTGCTGCTATTCGATGCCTTCACATATGAACCGAATGGTCTGTCGTTTGCGGTGATGCCTTCTTCAAACCTCACAGTATCACCGATGCTGAACAATCCTGGTTCATGCTTTATGATAACCGTAGATGCATTCAACTTGGAATAGATGGCATCAGTATCGACAATCTTGTTGCCGACATAGTTCATCACCATTGCCTGATTGCTTCCAAGTGCATAAAGAATCGGCTTCCTGACCTGTCCTGTGACGCTCGGAGCATTCTTGGTTATCTTTCCGCTCTCATTTTCAGAGAGGAAGTAGAATTCACCTGTGCCAAGACTAGTCACCCCATCAGCACTTGCTATAGCACCACTGAAGTTTCCGCTGACATATCCAAGTAGATTTACATCGACATAACTTGAGGCAAAGTTCAGATTGACTGCCACGCCAATTGATTCGGCATTTGCAACGGTATTTGCCCTTGCAAGGGTTATACCTCCGCTGTTTACATCGTGCCTAACCACCATTCCAAAGGTAAGACCTATTCCTGTTATTCCACCAGCAGGCACGGAGAACCGCTTGATGATTGAACCATTTATGACTCGGGATGAGCCATCGTCCAACATGGACAAGGTTCCATATGTTGTTCCTGGTGAATCAAAGTATGTCTCAACATCAACGGTTGCACCACCGCTGTATGTTGACATAGTGACGCGAGAAGCAGGGGTTGCATCATCACCTTCGGAGAAGATGAACTTGTTGTTCTTAGAGTAGAACTTGGCATCTCCAGTGAAGGCAAGAGCATCGCTGATTCGCCATCCACTGTATGTCCTTGTCCCCTCAAATCCCTTCCACAGGAAATACTTGTCGCCACATGAACCAGCGATTATTATGCCGCCGCCACCCGCATCTGTTATCACATTATCGCTTGTGCCACCAGTTCCTCCCGTTCCAACCGCACCAAGTACGAGGTTGTAGTCGTCTATAGTGACGAGATTGGTATTTACAGTCGTAACGGTTCCATCAAATGTGATGTTTCCTGTGAAGGTATGCGGACCAGGAATAATTTCTGCAAGATAGACGGTTGCCACACCACTGTCGTTGGTATTTACCGCTATGCCAGTATCACCAGCCACCTCATAGACCTTGAGGCGGTTCAACTTGTCTATGATCTCATTGTTCGTGAGCGTGTACCACTCATACATGGTATCCGACAAGGTGAGGGGTGGGATTATGTAACTGCTATTGGCTGGACCTGTCGGCATCTGAGTTTCTCTCTGCTAATAGTTCCTGTACTTGCTTCTTCAATGTATTTATCTCTTCCCTCAAAGCCTTTAGTTCTTTATCCACTCCCCTGCGAAAGAGTATTTCCTTCTCCTTCTCGGGATTGTGAATGATCAGTGCGCCAGAGGATTTGTCTCGGGTATACTTCATCATTCAACTGCCACTATCCTGAGATTCTTGATGGTGGGAACCCTGGTTTCGTTTGTGGTATACATGACGATCTTTACAACGAATGTGTTGAATGAGATATCGGGAACAATCGAATATGCGGCTTCCCTGTAGTCATACTCATTCACGGAATATCCCTGACTGGTCTGACTTTCCTGAACTGCTCCGACAAATGCACTGAAGTTTTCTTCAGTCATCAACTGATATGGGTTTTCCTCAATCTCTTTGGAGAACTGAGTGGAATCAATAGTCTTTGCATATACCTTGACAGATGCACTATTTGGAATGTTTGCATCAAAGTAGACCTTGAGTTCCTTTGCCCTCAGTCCATTGGGAATCTGCACTGATCGGGTTATGTACCTTGCAGTATTGTCCGATTCGGCATTTATGAGGGACTGTTCCTCAAGTGGATTGGTGGTGTAGTCTGGAACAAGAAGTTTCTTGCCATATGTCCATTTCTTTCTGCCTCTACGGGTCAAGCCAGCACCAACCACACCTCCTCCAACTCCACCTATTGCAGCGGCTAGAGTATTGAAGGCAGTTCCATAAATAGCAACAGGGAGGGGACTGATAATAGGAGCGACAATAAATGTGGTGGTTGTAACCGCCAGTGCTGCACCAAAAGTAACAAATCCAAGTACAGCACCCACAAGCAATCCACCAAGTCCAAATGCACCTCGCTTGACCTTCTTTCTTCTTGGTCTAAATGCGTTTGGGTTTTCCTCAACTGTGCGGCTATTCTGTCCATCGGTTATGATGTATGAAATTGCAATCAAGTTGGTTCTATCCATATCAACCATGAAAGTATTGACACCATTGCTGGTATTCTTTGTGGATATGTCGTATGTAACCAATGAGGTATCGCTGATTTCCTCAAGAGGCTCTATCAACGAAAGATTTCTGCTGTTGTTGAACGGATATGACCTACCAGGAACGCCAAGTTGCGAGGAAGTGACAGTCACATCTTCTGGAGTGAACATGAACAGGTTTGGCTGAAGCACTCCTACAGCATTAAGCGGATCTGCGTCTTCATCCTCAATGGTTTGTATGGAGAAGTTTCTGATTCCATTTCCATTGGTTGAGAACTGACATCTGTACAACTTGAACATCAAGTCGGTATTATTGTCTCCAGAACTCTCGGAATTATTCTGCGACTTGAAGAGAGAACCCTTCGACAATGTCGATGAGATTCTTTCGTCAGTTTCCATGTCTACTTCGCCAATGCTTGCAACGAACACCGAATATCTTGTGCTATTCGTATGAACCATGATGGCATATTCGCCGGGTGCGAGGAACACCGGAGTCGAAAACTTGAATGTAGTAGCCTTTGGCGTACTTGGATCATAGACCAACTGATAAGGATTCTTGACCACTGTGCTGAAAGGAAGAACCACGGAGGTATGCGGCAGACCGTTTATCACGGGGCATATGCTGATTGTAACGGGCAACTCTGGATCTATAGATGCAAAGTATAGATCAACGCTTTCTGCATACATTCCATTTGGATAGAGATCGTCGCTGATCTCAAAGGTCTGAGACATCGGATCCACCCAGTTGTTGTACTTGATGGTGTTGATGTTCTTCTTCCTGTACAGAGGGGTGGATACTACCTTGTTGCTGTTTGGAGTCTGTCTCCTTATCTCGGGTGAGCGGATAGACTGAACATCAAGGGTGTTCTGCTGTTTGATTCCTCCGCAGTAGAACACTGCCTCTGCAACAGTAGTGGCATTCTCGACATCGTTGTTTGGATCATCGATGACGCGAATGATCTTTTCACCCACCTCAAACAGACCACGCGGTATTCCAAGCACCACATTCGTAAGTGATCCATTGAATGAATCGGTCACGAACGGACCCGTGAAACCAGTGGCTCCATTCGCATAGGTCGTTCCGAGCATGTACACGGTTCCACCCGCAGCATCTCCATCAACCGCTATGCGATAGCACAAATCATTCATGTTTACATTGTCAACAAAGACATGAACAGGAGTTCCTGGCTTCATGTTGAATGCATTGAAGATGATGATCTCATCCCTCATGTAGGGAACAATGCTTGTATTGATCACCGTGTCGGTGGAAACATTGGCATAGTATCCCTTCTTGCGGAAATCGGTCTGATAGATGTTCTTGATCGAATCCACCAGATCGGTCTCGCGAGAGATTCCCAACTTGTTGAACCACTTGTTCTCAATGGCATTTGAACTATCGACAGCCTTCTCGCGACTCTTTCCAAAGAACTCTGCATTCTTCTTGCTCTCTGCTTCAGTTAGTTCTGTCGAGAGTCCTGTCCATAGGCTTTCCCAATCGTTCCACTGGCTTCCGTGTCCATTGATGCCATCCATCTTTCCGGCAACCCATGCATCATTCACACCGGAATCATTCGACTTGATCGATGGTCTATAGTCCTTGTCATACCAGAAATCACCATGCGGTCTTATGACCATGTTTCCAACCCAGTTCGGGAAGCCGAATGGATTGACCTTAAGTGTGCTGCTTGCCTTGTTTTGCTCCACCACAGGAGTCTCATGACGAACATATGACTCGCAGAGTATGTTATCCAATGTCAATGTAATGCCACTGTCACTACCGACATATTCCATAGCATAAGCATTTGAATCGAAAGACGGTTTCAATTCTCCCTTTTCGATGTCTATGGAGCATCTATAGTCTGAGTTGAGGACATCTCCTATGGAATGACCATCGAATGTATCGACAAGCACCGCTCTCTTTATGGCATCGGTTCCCTCAGAGGTCTGTATATCCTTGTAGATCACATTCGATTCAACATCGCTCAATACAGCATGTTGCTCAAGTTCATCAACTCTCTTGGACATTCTGGCAATGTCCTTCATGGTGAACCTGTTGTTTCCGATTGAATCAGACTTTACATCATCTGGATTAAACGTGTATGCTGGTATGCTCAAAATCGACAAAGTCATGGACTCATTCAGATCCTCTGGAATCTGTGGGCTATCGCTTGCGATTCCAGGAATTCTGCGAAGTGTGCTTGTATCGCCATCAGCAGCAATGTTCCGCGAGATAACCAACTTGTCTATTCTTGGCAAGTATGCAATGTAGTCGGTAGATATGCTGTAGTTGCTTGGAATGAATCCACCGACATAGTCGATGATCGGTATATTGCTTGCCGCACCACTTGAACCATTGTTGCGGAAGCCACTAATGGTCTCGACGGGTCTAAAGTCGATTGCATTCGAAAGATTGATGGATTTTCCAGATGTAGGACTCACAAACACAGGAATATTGTCATACGTTATACCGTTGTAGGACTCCTTCACAAACGGACCATAACCTTCATGAGAGAAGCAAGAATAGTTCACCGTGAATGTGAAAGTCTCATTAGTCTTGAATTCGTTGATGTACTTTGGCTTAACATAGAGTCTACCAAGAAGGTATGCAGAGTCTCTCTGACCAGAATCAAACTGAAACTTATACAGTATGTCCTGCCCTGTTATGCCAGTTATACTGTTTATTGAAAACACATCTGCATTGTCCAAATTGAAGTACAGGGAAACAATGCTGTTGGAAGCATCGGTTGAATACTGAATCTTCCTCTTGTAGGTGTCAATGGTACTCATCGAACTAGTGACAGTCTCTGTTTTCGAGGTCAGTGTCTTTGTTCTGATCTTATTGGTCGGATCCTGATCGATGTATTGATTGTTTGCCTTTGCCTTGCCAATGATCGTATATGAACCTGGAGCAAGTGCTTTGGTGAACTTGATGTATGCACCATTATCTGTGATCTTTGCGGTTGGATATGAGAAAGAGAATCCAGAAACGACCCTGTCAATTGGAGTCCCACCCCGTATTCTCCAAATCATTCCCGGAAATATTCCACCCGAAGTTTGATTGGTGGCTCCAGTAGCAGTAGCATTGAAGACAAGATAGTATTCATCCTGCTCGTCTATCGTTAGTTCTGCATCCAATCCCTGACTTCCCGGAGTGAATCCTTCTCCCGTACACCACTTGAAATCAGAAGGAAGGTCGATTGCAACCGATGGCTTGAAATCATTGCTTGCATCAGCAAAGAACTGCCTGTAGACCGTGTAGACATAAGACACACGCTCCACATCCTTTATCTGTGTGGTTGGCGTGTTTCCATTCAAGGGGAAGATCAACTGCTGATTTGCAAAATTGTTGAACTTGGGAAGAATCAAATCACTTGAAGGATCGACATCACGCAAAGTAACAAGATCGAACAGAACTCTTGTGGACAAGCCTGTTACTTGATCTATTGCAAATAGGTTTACGAATTGATTTGCGGTTCCAGTTATGCCCGACTGATACACCTGTATATCAGACAGATAAGCCTTCATATCGGTTCCTGTCACTCCACTGCTGGCAGCACCACCATACGCAGTGTCGTTGATGGATGAATTTGCAAATTCCATTCGATGAAGACGAGCGGAGAAAATCGCACCAGAGAATCCAGTTGAACGATAGTTCGCAAGAGGAACATTTGACTTTATGCCGTATACAAGGATTGGCTCTGTTCCATCATTTCCATTCAGAAGAGGGAGTATTCTGGTGTTGTATGGACCTGTGCCATTGTTGTTAACCTGAGTTCTATACTTGCCAACGACATAGTTCTCGAAACTATTCTGTATGGCTATGTCCTGATACTCAGCAGTAGATCTTGCCTTGGGTACTTCTATTTGATCCCTAAACACAGATTCATATTCATGTCCAAAGACATATGCCTTGCCCGACCCCAATTCAGCAATCAGCGTAGTGTCATCTTTCTCTCGCATGGAAATTGAGAAAGGCTTGACGATGTAGTTGCCTCTCTCGTCATATGTCCTCTGTGCGAACAACTTTACTAGTTCGGGATATTGGGTCTGATCGAACTTCTTTATGACCTCTCCTGCGGCATAACGAACAAGTTCAACAAAATCCTGTTGCTCGGCAAGTTCAGAGAAAGTCAGTTCAAGTTCTATCTTGAATCTGTGGGAACCAGGAGCATTGTAGTTGTAACTACCACTGGCAGGATCCTTAAGAGTGTAATCTTCCTTCTCGGAGACTATTATGGATTTGACGGCAAAACCCATCGACCCCGTTGGCTGATTGAACTGTCGTACTTCGTTGCTTATCGTATATGCTGCCTGAAGTTGATTGTCCGTCTTGACGAAAAAGCCATCCACATAGTAGACGCCTTCGGCAACTGCCACGGTTTTGCAACTTCCCCTATGCGGAACAGTCGTGCTGCTAGGAGCAGTCTGAACAACGAAGAATTTATCGGGATTGTCGCACTCGGCTGTGACACCAGCAGAGAACTGATTGCCAGACATATAACTGATCACAGCAATGACATAGTCATCTGAATCGCTATATGAAGGAAGCACATTGACAATCTTAGCCTTCGCCAGCGAATCACCGGTTGCGTTCCTCTGAATGATGTTGTATCCGATCAAGTCTCCTGCGGAAAGACTCTCGACCTTCGGGGAATTGGCAGTTGCGATGGTCTGTGGAAGCAATCTGACAAAATTCAAGGTCTGTGTGGTGATCTGACCACCGATGATTACACTTCCATCCTTGAAGATGTTGTTTCCAAAACGCTCTATTTGATTCTGCAAGATCGTCTGCAACTGCGTAAGTTCGCGAGATTGCACAGAATAGCCGGGACGGAACAACATGCGGAGGAACTTCTTGTCCTCATTGAAGTCGTCGTAGTATGGATTTACATTGAACAGGTTCGGATCGTAAGAAGGCATCTACTATTGCTCCTAGAAACCGATCACAATCTTGAACTCTTCGGATTGCTCGATATTTCTCTGTATAGGTCGTACATTTTCTATGTATAACACTTGTCCAGATCCCACCTTTATGTCTGGATTGGTGATTGAATCTATGGTGACAACAAGCGAGTTCTCTGCCGTAGATCCATATGGAGTAAACTTGAGGGGATCGGTTGAGTTGAACTGTCCCTTCACGTTTGTCATGTAGAGAGTTCCGGTAAATCCCAATCCACCAGGAACCTTGAAGTCGATGATGTCTCCTGTGACTTTTCTAAGGCTATCGCTGTCAGTCTGCAAGATAGTTCCATCTGCGGCTGAGTTTGATGCAAGAACTCCGTCTGACATCTGGCTTGCAGCCACTATCGTTACTTTTGTGGTCAAGTCATATTCACCAGCATCTTTTGTCACCGTTGGTATGAGTTCTGTTGATGCCATTCGTCCGAATATCTCATCCTCGCCAAATGTAAGGAACTCGCTTCCACTTACTCCCCCAAATGACACCTGCAAGAGTTGTTCGCCAAACTCTTCGTCTATATTGACTATTTGAGATGATTCGAGCGTGTATCCCGAAATGGTTCCGAAATAAATGCCCTTGCCAGATGTAAATGAACCATAGGTGGTATCAATGACCAAACTCTTGTCATAAAGATCGTATGACGATATTGTTCCGTATGCAGAAAGAGTTGCACCAACCTGATTTTGATACTGTCTTGCAACATCTCCTGTTCCAAATGGAGCAGTGAATGTGCTTCCAAAGTAAACACGGGACTTGCTTGATGCATCATCCGAGAATCTGAAGTCTCCGACAACATCAGAAAGGAACAAACGATAGAACCTTGAGCCAGGAAGTTTTTCGCTTCCAACGATTCTTGCAGTTGCCCTTGTTTCCTTGCCCATGATGTAGTTGTCTGTGGCAAATGTGGAGAAAGTGTAGGTCACACCCTTTGATGGCTGCTTGATGACCTTAGCCATCAGAGAAAACTCCTGATCGTCTCCAGCAAGAGTCATACCACCATACAAGTATGGGTTTTTTATCAACCCAAACTGCCTGTAATCATTTCTAACCGACATCTTGCCATCTTCGGTTCCATCCAGTTCCGTGACTATCATCAGGCTTGCAGGATTGAATTCCTTTATGGCACTGTAGCCGTGACCAAGAGGGGTGGATAGACTGACCGTGAATGCATTATTGAATGTTGTTATCTGAGACCCTATGCTTGCACTTCCAGAGTCACTGACCACTCTTGGCTTTGCGGCAGTGTAGTTTCTGCCAGAATTTGCAACCACCGCGTTCACTATCCTCTTGGAGAACGATGTGATCGGAATGATCGATCCATTTTCACCATCCCCATCTATTACGACATAGGGAACGATCTTCATCTTCGATGCATTCGATGGATCTGATACCTCCGAAAGAGCAGTAACTTTCCTGTCAAGGGCGGGATATACCTCGGCATAGTAGTAACTCCCACCAGCATTACCGCCCTTCTTGAAATCAACAATCCTCATGTATTGACCGATTCCTGGTCCCGATGTTACATGAATGGCATAGTTGTTCCAATATCCATTGACAGGATCATCCACCTCACCAGCAAAATTGAATGTGACTATCGTGCTTCCTGCTGCGTTTGATGTCAGACCAAGATCATCTATCGTGTTGTTCTTTGTGAAGAATCTTTCGCTCTTGTATATCTTTGAGAATGTCGGGCTTAGGCTCGAATTCATGGAGACATAGTCTATCGATGCTGGTTTTGCAGCATTCTGTACTTCTTTCTGATCAGGATATTCCTCACCAGCAAGAAAGACTGGAATGTAGTCGAGAGTCAGATGTCCCAGATAGTCCTCGGGGACACTGTAGATGTACTTCCAACTATATCCATCTGATAGTTTTATCACACTGGTCGATTTGCCTGTTGGCATGACCGTCGATGCCCCGTTCGCACCCATGCACTTGTAGATGTTGTTCTCGGTTGTGAACACATAGTAGTCCTTGCCACCCATGTCGGTGGTTTCGGAATATGCCGTGTACACTGTTCCATATGTCCAATCAATCCTCGGCACAATCAACTTGATGTTGTCTCTCTGTATCCTCTTAAGGAAGATGCTCTGCCTCATCGTGTCATAGACATGACGCGAGGATTCCTGTATGGATGGAGGATTCGTGTCACTCTCCACTGCCGTTGTATTGGGATCGTTCTCATATGGCTCTGCTCTGCTTACAAACAGATAGTAGCGGTTGCTTTCGGTTAAAACATCCTTGATCAATTCGATCAGGTCTGTCTTGAATATGGACTTTAGAGCGGTGTTTGCCATTTTAGAAGTTCGGTGAGGTTAGTTGATTGCTTTCGATTAGACCATACTCGTTGCCATCTCCCGTTGTTCCGACATATGATGTTCCATATGGATCGGAGTGGAAATGGTATCCTACAGGGAGGCGGAAGAAAGGATTCAGTGCCATCGCTCCAAACGATGCCCCTGCTCCCGTTCCAGTGTTCCAAACGCCTGTCAAGCCACGGATACCCCATATGTTTGGGTGGTGGTGGACTCGCCAGTAGTCATAACTAAATCCCTGTGCTTCTATGTATCCCTCGACGCTGAGGGTTTTGCCAAGTGGCTTGCCCTGTGCATCATGGGTATATCCGCCTGTCTCAGGAACAATGCCTGTTCCAAAGCGAACACGGTCGATCACAGCATTGTATACACCGGAGTCCGAGTACATTCTGAATGTTGCTCCTTCAAGGAACCCTGCACCCGTTACTCCTGCACTAGCCGTATTGAAGTCTATGGTCTTGAGAAGAAGAACACCATAGGTTCCGCCGCTGTTGAGAGATCTGAACTCAAACACGCTGGCAGTTATGCCATCCCCACACACGCCAGTTGCACCTATAGTCAGCCATGTTGATGATGCCAAGAAGGTAAAGCCAACAGGCTTGACAAACAACTTTCCTCCCGTTTGCCCATAGTTTTGGTATGTGCTGTAGGTATCGCCGCGCGGGTTGAATCCTGCTGGATAGACTGTATACAAGTCGGCAGTCGTTCCCATGCGATACGGAGTATAGTGTCCAATGTATGCATTTTCATACCTCTGCATCTCCGAATGAAATGGCAGAGATTCTACGAGTTTCCTACTGAGCAGGACTTCACCGAACATCTTGAAACCAGCCGGATGCACAAGTTTCTTGTATAGTTCCTTATACTCGTCAAGATGAATCTCACTTCTTAGCACATACGAAAAATCCTGATAATAGTCGGCATCAAACAGTTTCTTGTTTGAACTCAACTTTCCATCGTTATTCTCATAGAATCCCGCATAGTTTGTCACTGCCCCTATGACCGGCTTAAGGACAACCAAACCATCCCCAGTATTGGATGTTATGCTTGCCTGTGCATTCTTGGTATACCCAACACCAGAATCAAGTATGCCTATCTCAAGGACTTTGCCATCACGATTTACACCATTGATGACCGCAGATGCACCAAGCCCTTCGTCTGCTGTTGTTATGCCAACATCATCGTGTTTCTGATACAGCGACCCCCCATCAATGACTTCTATGCTTGTTATGACTGGGTATATTGTCTCGCTGATGGTGCCGGTGGAAAGATCGCACTTCAGCGGAAGATTTCGATCAAACTCTCCTACTAGGTCACGGATGAATATCTCGGTGACTGTGTAGTAGTTCCTGTCGTACTGTATCACATGAGATGCTACTGCCGATGCTGTGACATTTCCATTGACGGGATCAATCTGATATACTTGACTTCCCTCAATAGCATAGTTTCCAGTTCCACCAGCACTTGTGGTCTTTATCGACTTTCGCTCTATCCATTTTCCATGTGAGCATTTGAGTATGTTCTTGCCGGGATAGGCTACTTCGGAGGTGACATTGTATATCAGGCGAAAGAGAAACCGAAAAGCCTTTTCAGTTCCCTTAGCACCATAGAAACTCCTTGCATTCTTGAGGAAATTAGCCTCACTGACCACATTTCCATCGACATCAACTGCCAGTTGGTATGGAAAATCCTTCAGATACATCTCACGGAAATCAACTAAGAACAATCCAATAGTTTGATCTATGTCCATGTTTTCTGAGAAGGAATCTATCACTCCAAACGGGTTCTGGATCTGCTCTAGCCATTCATAGTATGCCTCAATGAATTTCCTGAATGTCTCATGATCTCTGTTTATGAAATCAGGAACCTGATCCACAATGAGATTGCTGGGACCAAACCTCTTGATTATTCGTGGAGATTCCTCAGACAGCGCAAGGGTCGGAACCTCGGCTGCACCTGATCCTCCTGAGAATAGAAGCGGAAGGCTTACTGGCATTAGATTTTCCTGATGGCTGCATCATCCATCGTGATGATTATCGCATTCTGAAGACTTGAATCGATAGCAAGAACCTGATTTCTCTTGGGAATGATGTCATATCTCTGATCGGGGATGACGGTAAACTGAATATATGGAAGAGAACCGCTGCCAGTTGGAGCAAATCCCACAAGATTTACCTTTCCTGTTTCATAGTTTATCTTTCCGATCTTTCCGTTTATGAGCAAACGAACTTCCTTGGATCTGCCAAACAAGGCATATAGGGCAATGTTTCCATAACCATCGTCCTCAAGTATGCAGTCGCGTATGTTGTTGAAGTTGTCGCGATGCTTGAACAACGATGTTGAAACTATGGGGGCAGCACCGTCATTTGGATGATACAACCTTGCCCCAAAGTCCATTGAGTAGTTCGTCTTTCCGTATTGAATGATGACCTTCTTTGCTAGTTTTGTCGATATGCGGTTGCTGACCATTGAGTTGCTCGACAAATCGAGAATTCTCGACAGTGTGGAATACCTAAAGGGGGAACCAAAAGAAAGAAGGCTGCTTATCGAATACTTCTGTATGGCAAAGTTCAACGAATCCTTTATCGAACCCTCGCTAGTAAAGGATTTTGAAGAGTCATAGGTGGCAAAACACTCAACGAGAATATATGTGTAGTCTGGATCAACTATCTCCGATGTGACCGACACTATCTTCTTTTTGTCGAGTATGTTGCGAGTCAGACTTTGCTTTTGTGCATCGCTGAGATAAAGAGATGCCTTTGGAAGAACGGAGATGAAAACCTTTCCATATTCGGGTGGATCGTTTTCGTCTCCTCCCCACACACGAACTTGCTTTGCACCGCCGAATTCCCGTAGGATTATGCTTTCATAGTCCTGTACAGTGACTGCTCTATCCTGACTCTGGTAGTATTTGGGAGCAGTCCTCCGTATGTTCTCAACAGACTCCTGATTGTCTCCACCATATGAAGCGGTGATCGTGCTTACAGTCGCACCATAGTTGTTTCCGTCTATTCCTGAGAACGTGAACTGAGATTGTCCAGTGATGGTTGTTCCTATGTTATTTCCAAGCAATCCATCTGTCTTCAGATAGACTGCCACGATGTAACTTCCCTTCTCTGGTTTAACTCCAAAGATTCCATCTCCAAAGGAAACTTCATATTTTCCCTTATAGTTTTCAGTGATGAAATAGACCTTGCTAGTCGAGTCTATGCTCAGGAAGTCGGTATTCTTTCTCCACGATATATCGGCATTTGAAAGATCGTTTGGTGATCGAAGGACATAGATGCTCAATGTGCTTATGTCTATGTTCTGAAATGGGATCTCAAATTTCGTAGAGTTGCTCTGCTCATCGTATATGAACGAAGATGTAGAGAAGGAACCCTGATGGATTTCAATATTTTCGCACTTGTATGGAACCTCAGACTTGTCTATCTCATGCGTCTGAGTGGTTGTGAAGGAATACTGCACATCATCCTTCGTAGCGGTGAAAACCACTCCCTTTGGAAGCAAGTTGGGAACTCCGGATGTAACTCCGAATTGAAGGGATACCACTGCCTTTGCCGAAGTAGATGAAAATGGAATGTATCCAAGGTTCTTTGCAAGTGAGACAACGGACTTTCTCAGCAAGGCGGAATCCATGAAAGATTCCGCAGCAAGCATGTTTGCATACATTGCCGTGTAGTGGGTATTGTATGCAAGAAGGTCGAGCAGGATGTTGATTCCTGCTCCTTCGTAGTCGTAATCGGAGAACTCTGTTGTGTTCGCAAGATAGTTCTTGAGGTTTGTCTTTATACCCTCAAAGTCTATTCTGGTGATTGGAAGCAGCGCGCGATTCGGCATCAGGCAAACCTTTCTATTGCTACATTTACGGTGGATACATCACGCGAATTTATCACCATGAACGACACCGATACATTGAATGCATTGTATTCCTCATTAAACAACACAACCACATCGTTTATCTTTGCCCTTGGCTCGTACCTCGTAAGAATGTCCATTATGTTTGATCTCAGGGCAAGCGCAACCAATGGAGTTGCTGGTTCAAAGAGCAACCGTGTGACTCGGGAATCAATCTGAGGCTGAAACGGTTTGTCATACTTGTTCATGAGGACGAGATTGCGGACGGCTCTCTTCACTGCCTCGGCATCCACCTTTTGCGTGATGTCTCCCGTTACCGGATGCGGCATGAAGTCGAGATCAAGGTCTTTGAATAGGTTACGTCTTACTATGCTCTTCATCGGGATTCTCGGGGTATTTTGGTGGGATTACCATCATGATGAGGCATTTGTGCAAACTTCCCAGACCAATCCAAATATGTATGACTTGTCATGTGAAGAATATTCGGTCATCATCGTAGGCTTGGAATATAGTCGATCAGGTCTATTGGTACACCAGTAGGACCAGTCACTCCACTGCTCTCCTGAATAATGCCATCAAGTGTTTTACTTGCATCGGGCGATGTGATTAGTTCCTTTATCAACCTTGCACCAAAGCAGGGATCAACAAGTGCGGTTGACAACAGGCTGTTTCCTATGGCATATCTCTCGACAGCAGCAAGGGCAAGATTGTATGCATTTATGTCTCCGTCTATCAGAGTCCTGATATTGCTCTCAAAAGAGATGATGTTTGTTGTCAACTCTCTTATATCTCCAACGAACTCTGCCGCTGCCGTGGCTCCACCAATGGAAAGTTGATACTCTACTTCTCCAAGGACAGAGTTTATCTGATTCATATTCTGCCCAAAGTTCTCAAAGAATGGTCCAACAATCTGTGGATTGATTGATGAGAATGCATTTGAGAAGTTGTCCTGCAATCTCTCGTCGGGATCCTTGAGTAAATCCTTTATGCTGTTGTAGGTCTGCTGAACACCAATGATACGGTCAACGGTTGGCAATATTCCACCAGGACTCAGATCAACTCCACTGAGTCTGTTTGTGTGTCTTAGATATGCACTCAACTCAGTGTTCACACCGTTGAGTGCCTCGGACAAATCTCCAAATGCACCGGTAAGTCCTTCAAGCAAGTCGGAGTCGGCTATGGAATCGGAGGATGATAGGGCTTTCCCGATTTCATCCTTGAGTGCTTCAGTAACCTGTTGGACGGGATTTCTGAACAAATTTCCCGTCATGAAATCGTTGAGGAATTTCTTCGGACCTGGTGGAAGCAGTTGTGAGATAAGCGTGCAGTTCGACGCATCGAATATGGATGGGTAGTTTGAAAGAATCATAGACCAACCTCAACGCTGCTGATAGTCAACATTATGTCTCCACAGGTGGCAATGCTTCCCTCACCACATACGGGTAGGTCATTGCACTCAACCGTTGGAGTTCCAGTCACCATCTTTGATTTGCCGTGTTCATTAATTCCATGCGACGAAACAAGACTACCTACTATGACCACATTTAGATCATCGGCAGTGCAGTTGGGAGAGCCAGTGAATACGACCCCCCCACCCACTTTTGATTTTCCTATGGTTCCAAGAAATGCCATCAGAAACCTCCACCATCCAAATAGATTACATTGAAGCCAGCCAAAAGTTCAAATCCAGAGTTCTCTAGGTATGGGGGATTTGAAATGCTTTCCTTTACACAGACGTATGTGAATCCATCATCCATAAAGTAAACCACATCACCGGGAACATAGACTGTTTCTAGTTCGTAAATTCCTCTCCATGTGAATGGTGCCGAAGCCATCAGAAACTAACTCCAAATGGATTCGGATATACACCGGGAATTATGACAGGATCTGCCGCCCCCGCAGCAATTCGCGAGAGAGAATTCAACTTGATATTCGTAGATTTGCCTGACAGGAATAGATCGCTCTTGCCGGTCTTGGTCTTCAGTATTATGTCATCAGCAGAGTTTATGGCAACACGACCAGAATCCGTCTCCGTTACACAATCACCAAAAACCTGAGTATACTTGTTACCGAGGATCGTCTCGCGGTAATCTCCAAGAACCGATACATCCCACGTTCCATACACCACTGCCCTGAGATCTTTAGTTGTCTGTAGGTTTACATTTCCATCAACCTGCAAGTCGATATTCCCACCAGGAATGCTACTGCCAACATAGATGCTGGCGGATCCATCAACCGTGATCTTGGCACCACCCTTGATATGGACAAAATCATCTCCTGCTATCAATTCGTAGTTGCTTCCCTTGATCTTGTGAACCCTCGTTCCATCTGGATCACTCTCCCAACCATTTCCAACCTCTTCAAAACTGCCAGATGGATGATATGTGTGGTGTCTTTCCTTGCCAGGAGTATCATCCCATTCCTCAACCATGCCAGACTTGGTTGCGAATACCTTGTTGTGAGGATACTTGGCTGCATATGGAGTCTTTGGCTCTGACCATCTCTGTGTGTCGAATTTATCCCATGCAACGGGAACACGAATGTCCCGCTCATCATTCTTCTCCTGCACTATGGTCTTTTCGGTTTGATCTCCAGTGGCAAGCCTGTTCGTATCGGGAACATCCTTTTCCTTTGGATAGACACCAGACGGATCATTGAACCCCTGACTTTTGTTTGCAAGTTCCGTAGGAATACCACCAACGCTAAACATCACCACGGGGTGTTGTGCATTGACAGCATCGCGAAAGAAACCAAACACATGAGAGCCGGTCAAAAGACCTGTCGGAGATCTACCGACTCCACTTATGGATGCACTCGTTATATCCTGCAACGGGTGCGCCCACGGAAGATTGTCAGTTGGTATGCGGTTCTTGTCCTCGGAATGGTATCCAAATATCCTGACGCGAACTCTACCAAGTTTCAATGGATCATCGATGTCCTCAACGACACCGAACCACCAGACGAATCCAGCCTGACCCATGAAATCTATCATCTATCATCGTTTCCTGTCTTGGTTCCCGAAGTTCTCGTTTCCCCAACGCTCCCAATCAAGGAGTTCTTCCTTGGTGTACGGCAACTTGCGTAGTTTCTCTTCGGTTTCCTGCGGGGTGATTATGTGCTTGCTTTCCGTTTCCATGATCTATTCTCCTATATGGGTTTCACAATAAACTAGACTATTACTGCTGGCATCGGTTGAATCACCGATTCCTTTGACATATCGATGTGAGTCTCGTACCCTTTCATGATATTTAGGACATGTCTCAGTGATGTGATCATGTAGTTTCCAGATAGATGTGGATCAAGATACTCAACATCTTCGTTCATCTTGTAACCAACCTTCGGTATCTCAAATCCTATTATGTCTGTCAATCTTAGCGAGGAGTTTCCTGGAACCTTCATACTAACCTGATTTCCCATGAACTGCCTGTTGATGCTCTTCTTGGACAGATAGAACTTGTCATATTGATCGTTGTCGAGAATCTGATTCGTCTTCATCGTCTGCATTGGCAGCAGATGTCGAATCCTCTCTTTGCCGATATCGACATACAGTTCACTGGTTTTGCTCTGAGGAAATATCGGATGTTGGTTGAGTTTGCTTCTAGATGGATCATTGAAACTGTCGAAATAGTCGTATTCATATCTGTTCAACTTCTTCGTCGTTATGTCATGGGCAAGCACTGTGCCAGAGTACATGCCCTTGTTGAACTCATCAAGGCGGTCGAAGTGCGAGGTGAAGGCATATGAAAGAACACGGGTGAGGAATCCAAGTGGATCTCCTAGATTGTATGCATTCTTTGGCTCAACTCTATATGTGTATTTTGTGTTCTTGTTCTTTATGTCGGTAAGGAGATCCTTGAAATGGTGTCCATCGATGTCCTCATAGAACACGAAGAATGATTCCGATTTATCCGTGAATGCCCTTGAAGCAAGCCATGAAAGCGTGAACAGGGGAGTCCACCTTGGAATGATGAACCTATGGGTTTCCTTAGTCGTGGTATTGGTGAAAAACCTGTCCTTGTCCTTCTTGAAATACTGCTGAAACAAACTGGTAGCCATGTTGGTGATGGTTCCATTCAGCGATTGATCCACATACAGAAATCTGTTGAGGAAATTGACCTCCGAGATGAACTCAAGTTTCGATATCTCGAATCCCTGACCAGAGCCTCTAGCCTTGCCAAGGACATTGGTGATTATTCCACTTATCCTGATGGGAAGAAACATATCCCCCGATGTCCTATAGACAATCTCGACTCTCTCGTTTCCAACGATGGGAAGAGTCTCAGCAAGGTTCAACGAGTCCACAATGCCTATCTCCCCATGCATCTTGCTATCGAACATGGTTTCATGGATGGTAAGTTCCTGCAAGACATTTGCACCAAGAAGGTCGAATCGTTCGCCCCCCGAGTTGCTGTACAGATCGCATTTCAGTATCTCAAAACCCTTTTCGGTGAATTGAGATACTGCCTTGGCAACATCACCTATCATTCGTCAGGCTCTCCTCAATCTGCTTCTTGATCCTGTCTGCCGCTGCCCTATTCAGAACCAGTATGTTTCTATTGTTGTCATTCTCCGCATCCTCATATTCCCTGTTGGTGACGGAATAGGTTGTGTAGTCCTCATTGATGTATCTTCCCAACAAGGTATCTCCGAATGTATGCCCACTAAGGGCATCGCTGCTAATGTATCCAGTCTGCTTTGACAAGGGAAGCAATGGGTCGAGCATCACGCCATCATCCTCGAAATGATGCAGTGCGTACTGGCTCTCTATGACTTTTCCTATCCTAGCCACATAGTAGTAGGTGTTCCCGAGGGCATCCGCGTTCGACCCCGCGATGTAATCCCCCTCAACAGGAATCCATGCTGTCCTCTGCACTAGTTCTATTACTAGGCGACAATACAGTGGGTCATATCTGACTACGCGGGAGTTTTTCAGAGATGACTGAATGGACGGCTGTAGTTCGGGATTGGTCTGATCCGTTGCAAAGACTATGTTGTTGACGCGAAATGATCCTGTAAAGCCCTTGGTTCCATCCGTGCTGGTGAGGAAAAGAGTGTATCCCGGATACTTCTCTTCCATGTAGTTCTCAAATGAAGATGGGCTTAGAATCCACTCATAGTATGGATTGACCTTCTTGTTGAGGTGAAGCGACAACCAATGCATGTTTGAGTTTTGATAGACACGGTCTGCGAAGACTTCTGGTCTGTCTGTCTCCGATATCGGAAGATTTATGGGTTGCTCGCCTTCCCGTATGGCTATATCTGCAACCTTCAAGGCTGTGGTTATGTCCACTTGTGGACCATACCCGTTTGAGGAGAAGTAATTCGTAACTGGGAACTTTTCGTACATGATCAGTATCCGTGTATAATGTGTTCGTTTGTGAGTTGCTCCATCTCTTGAAACTGCAACTCCATCCTGATGAATGCTGGTTTGGCATCATAGAATGTCTTGTAGTCTCCAGCAGCAGAGTAGTCAACCGATATGTTGGTCAGTGCAAGTCTTGGCAACTTCGGGAGATTATCATTAACCATTGCAGATCCGCTGGCATCGTCAATAGTATAGAACTGTGCGTCGAACTCTGCCGGAAACTTGAAGAAATGTCCACCTCCACCTCTTAAGGCAGGATATGCATGATATCTAAACATCCTTATGATGTTCAAAACACTCTGTGCTTCTTCCTGATTCTTAGGAGCAAACTCAAATGTGAAGGAATGCGTTCTCAACCCCACATCACGGAACATTGCCTCTCTTCTTGGATTGGCAACGGATCTTGTTCCTGCATTTCTGGCAGCCTGCACATTTGGTGCTTCCAACTTTACAACGGAGGATATGGCACCAACTCCGTCAGCAAGATATCCCGTGGCAGCCTTTTCCACTATCGCGTTTATTCCACCCTTTTGTCCAGCAAAGGAATCAAGCATGATTTTCATCGATCCCATGTCTTCCTCAGAATAGATGAGTTGGTCATTGAACTGAATCTTCAAAGGCATGTAGAGACATACAGTATCCTTTGAGCGTACATTCGCATAACCAAACCTTCTGCTTGCCAGAAGTATATTCTGTTCACCTTTTGCCCTATTCAACTTCTTTCCAGATATTCCTGTGGCTTTTTGATCTCCAAGTCTATTCAACTCTTGTTGATATCCTGTTTCGTCTATACCCAAACTCAAGAAAAAATTCTTCACATCACTTATGCTTCCTTTGACCAAACCAGCCAGATCAACGGATTCAATACCGGCAAAAAATCCTTGGTTTGTGATTACCTCAAGGGCTTCCTGAACCTGTGTTGTCAATTCAAAATTGATGGCATCGGTTGTGACACCATTTGTGTTCGCGGCGGAACCACCCAATAGATCCACATACTGTTGTAACTGATCTCCACCCAGACCAGCGTTTCTTAGGATTTCTTTTCTATCGATTGGGGAACTTGAAGAGAACAAACCATATTGAGCCTGCTCCGCAGCAAAAGCCTGATTCTGATTTCTTCTCTCCAGTGCTACACTGTCCGAATCTCCCTGATAGATATTGAAGACAATGAAGTGGTGATATCTGCGATTCTTGCCCAGATCATGTGGATACTGAAGAAAACTGGGGAAGCCAAGTATTTCATTGTTTACTACAGATGATGTGGGTGCAAAGTATCCAGCATATTCTATAAGCCTCTCCTGCAAGTTGTATCCATCTGCCTTATATTGAGAGTCGTTATCGGGGAGTCTCTTGAACGATGCGGGTCCATACAATGACTCATACATGGTGGAATCAACATCTGACTCCTGATACAACCTAAAGTTTCTACTATCGTTTGACATAAATGGCTACCGAAAAGAAGTTTATACAAGGCATTTTCAAACCCAAGAACCCTAAGAAGTACAAGGGGAATCCCACAAACATTATTTATCGCAGTTCATGGGAGAGAAAGTTCATGGACTACTGCGATTTAAAGGATTCTATAGTCGAGTGGTCTAGCGAATCGACCGTGGTGCCGTACAGATACGATATAGACGGCAAAACCCACAGGTACTTTATAGATTTCCGCATCTCGGTTATGGAGAAGGATGGCAAAATGCAGACCTATCTTGTCGAGATCAAGCCATCCAAGAAGACCAAGCCACCCAAGCAGCCCAAGCGGAAGACCAAAAGTTACGTTTACGAATCTCTTGAGTATGTCAAGAATCAGAACAAGTGGGAATCTGCTCGCAGATATGCAGAAGGCAAAGGATGGAAATTCATAGTGCTTACTGAAAACGAACTGGGGATAAAGAACTGATGCTCAAAGAAACACTGAACATACTGAGAAGACCACAGGAAGACGGAGAACAGCAGGACTATATCAAACTGAAATCGATCTTTGAGGAGATGAAGTTTCTAAAAGATACCGAACTGCAACAACCATCTGATGAGTTGGAAAACGATGCTCTCGACTGGTATGAGAAGAATGCCGTCCAAGTATACGAGACTATGTTCTCAACATCGCAGATGAATCAGGCATTCAAGAAAATACTGATCGATAATTCCCGTGAAGAATATGGACAGTTCATCAGATACACCGGTAGACTTTACACCTTTAGGTATCTTCCCGATTCCGACCGACTTGACTATTGGGACAAATACCCACTCGTACTAAGAATGCTTGATGAATCGGATAGCAAACAATCGTTTCTGGGCATGAATCTGCATTACCTTGATCCCATGAGGAGGCGATTTATGATGATGTCCCTCATCGAAAGATACCTCACAGGAGACATTTCCAACCCAAACTCCAGAATCGGCTACCTCAACATGCAAAAACTCATCACACCGCCTAATAGATATGGAAGAGTGTGTATTCGTCGGTATAAGTACGACAACATCAGGGGCAAACCGTTGCTCATACCACCAGAACACTGGATGAAAATGATATTCCTCCCAACACATCACTTCATCGGGGCAAAGCCAAATCAGGTATGGAAAGACAGTTGGAAGAAATACAGAAGGATGACCTAATATGCCGTCAGAAGATATCACCAGAGAACTACAACAACTGTTGAGAAGAGAGGGGGGCGACGCCTTCAGTGCCGTACAGAGATATCTTACTGAAGTAGACGATCAGTTAAATGTTAACAGAGATGTTTTTGAGCCTTTTTCATTTGACAGACAATTAAGAGACTCTCAGGTACAACAGTCGCAATTTGCAAGAAAAAATGCCGAAGCCAACAGACTGTTTGCCGACATAACAAAGAACTCTAAAAGCCGAACAACATCCGACAGCGATCTATCTGCACAGTTAGATCACTTGGAAAGGATGAGTTACTATGCTAGACCAACAAGATTCAGTTTCTACATCGAAGCACTATCCCCAACTGTAAACGATAGATTGATCAGAAACTGTATCACAACTTCTCTTCCAGGAAGATCCCTCATGACACAGGGATTCAAGATATACGGAAATCCACTGGAGCAGGTTTATGAGGTCAACTATGGAACAGAACTGAATATGACCTTCCGTGTTGGTGAGGATATGCTTGAGAGAGACTTGTTTGAATCATGGATGAATACTGCAATATCCTACAATACGTCTGATCTGAACTACCCCGACGATTACATGACAACAATGAAGATATACCAACTTGACAGAAAAGATGCGTATCTGTATTGCATCAGACTGAACAATGTATTCTGCAAGACAATAGCGGACATCGATTTTTCCTCCGACAGCAGCGATCAGGTGCAGACCGTGCAGGTATCTCTGTCATACAGCGATTTTGCCGTGGTTGGGAGAACTAGTGTTCAGGGTCTTGGAGATTTCCGCCTCAATACAGGTCTATTGCCAAAATCTCGCGCACAACTGAATAGAACAACTAGAAACGATGAACTGAGAGAAGCGGAAAACACAAGAATAAACAGGGCTAGAGAAGTACAGAGAAATACTGCCATACCAGATATGTGGCGGTATCTCAACCAATACTAGTTTGAGATGATTGAGTACCAAAAAACATCAGCATAATGGAGACATGACAGATGCCACTACCGACAGTAGCCGTACAGAGATATCCAGTTACCATACCTTCCACGAAGAAGCAGACCACATTTCGACCGTTCCTCATGAAGGAACAGAAGATGCTTTATGTTGCCCTTGAAAGCAAGGATCACAAGCAGATGATGCTTGCAATGTGCGAGATACTCAAGCATTGCGTGGATGGAATAACCGATACAGACAACATGCCCCTATTCGACATAGAGTATCTCTTCATGAAGATACGATCTAAGTCCGTTGGAGAAAGCGTGGAGGCAAAGACCAAATGCCCCAAGTGCGAAGGAACCAACGATGTCACCATCAACCTTGATGAAGTCAATGTTGAGTTCTCTCCCAACCATACGAGGAACATCATACTCAAGGACAAACTCGGAGTGGTGATGCGCTATCCCTGCGTAAGCGATGCCGTGCAAAACATAGATTCGCTTGATGCTATGGGAATGATAAAGTATGTCGCTGATTCCGTGGAGATGGTCTTCGATGAGAATACCACATACACAAGGAAAGACTTTACGGACGAGGAGATCGTGAGGTTCGTAGACTCGTTGAACACATCTCAGTTTGAGAAGATAGTGAAGTTCTACAATGATGTTCCTCAACTACAGAAGTCGGTAACTTGCAAGTGCATCAAATGCAAGGAAGACTATGAGATATCGTTCAAGGGTCTGCAAGATTTTTTTATGTGATGCTGTGTCATGACTCGTTGATGAACATCTACAAGACCAACTTCGCGATGATGCAGCACCACCACTATTCGTTAACAGACATTGAAAGCATGATTCCGTGGGAAAGAGAGATCTATGTGTCGATGCTAGTGAAGCATATTCAGGACGAAAACGAACGCATCAAGCAGCAACAGCAGAAGAAGTAAAAAATGGCTCTACCCAATCAATCCAACAATCTCCAAAGCACGATGCGGTCAAGGGAGATACAGCAGTATCAAGAATTCACGATGAAGGAAGCCGTGAAGACTGCCACGAAAGCAGGGCTGTTCACTGCCATCAGCAATACCATTGTAAAATCGCCAATATTGAGAAGAGTTCCTGGCATGGGTGCCATTCGCGAGGGAATGGAGATAAAGAAACGGGAACTGTACGAAAGAACAGGTAGAGACGAATCGGGAAGAAAACTCACGAAGAGAGAACTTGAGGACAGGGAACTGAGGCGAAAGGATGCTGGTGCGCTTGCATCTATATGGGAATTGCTGGATCAGGAATGGAGAAAAGGTGTTCCCGTTATCGTACAGGGAGTCGAGAGTGCTGGCTTTGGTGAAATCTTCGGCGCACATATGTTTGGTGGAGCCGTGGGCAGGGAGAAGTTCAGACCCATATCAAGGGAATATGGAAAAGACAATGTCACGGTAACACCATCTGGTGAAGGTGCATACGACATTCAAGAAGAAAGTTCCGAAAAACTTGAGCGCAGGGAAGAGGCAGCGGAGCAAGAGAGAGCAGATGATGCCGATGCAGCAGCCGACAACGAGAGGGACGAAGGATTTTTCACAAATCTATTCGCAAAGACCTTTGGTTCAAGGGATAGATCCAAGAGCGGCGGTCTCATAGACTCGCTCCTCGGGTTGGTTGGTCCTCTTCTCGGCATCTTCGGTGGTGGAGGAGGAATAATAGGAATGCTCTCTTCCATAGTTGCCCCGCTGATGGGAGTCCTTGCCACCGCAGGAACGGCTATCATAGGATTCATCACTCCCTTGCTTCCCGTCATAGTCGGTGCGCTGATTGTCGGTGCTGCCGGATTGGCAATCAAGAGTTGGATCGACAGTTGGATAGAAGAGAAGGAAAACGATCCTGGCACCAAAAGAGGAATGGTGAGAGCATATTCGGTAAGAGATCCGAACACAGGTGTTTCCACTCTAAAGACTGCCGAAGAAATGGGAACCACGGACGAAAAAATACAAAAAGGAGAGTTCTCCGTTCCTGGTTTAGACCGAACTCCAATTCTAGTGCAAAAAGACGAAAGTGGCAAAACCACAGATCGACTTGCAAAAGGCGTTCCACATTCAGACAAATCACTAGAAGCCTATAGAAAGCATCTAGGGGAATCAGTTAGCACAGTTACTGCTTTGGGAGGCGCACTTGCTATCCCGAATTCTATGTCAATCGATGCTGCCAAAAAGCATACATCGCCAGATGGCACGGTTATGGTTCCCAAAGATTTACGGGATGCCCTTTTTTCCTTTGATTCACAGATGCTTGAATACACAAGAGCATTTAACCAAGACCGCGACCAAATTCAAAACAGCGAGGCTTTACGGAACTCGTATTTGGAATCGTGGAATATCATCAGAAATAAAGCAAACAAAATCATCAGTTTGGCTCAATCGGAATATGGAGTAAACCCTGAAATAATGGCAAGCATTCTGCGTCAGGCAACTGAACAATATTCTGTCTTTTCTGGTATGTTTGAAAATCTTGGTCCAGGAAAGTCCAAACTAAGATCGGAAAAGGCTGAAGCCGTAGATGGTTTGTTTGATTACGATATCAGTATTCCATATGGCAGAGTTAGCGGATACCGAGGAAAAATTATTGGTGATCTGATGACTGATTCTACCTATGATCCAAGCCTAGGCAGTAAGGGAATGCCAAAATCTAATAAACCTAGACCTTTGAGCATACCAGATGTTATGAAATTGGAACCACAGTCAATTCCAAGTTCAACTCCAAAAATACAAGGAAAATCGTTGAGAACACTTCCGACCGTCGCGCCGAAAGAGGCAGACCGAGGGGGCAATACCACTATCATCAATAATAACAGCAGTACCTCGACAGCCAATGTGTCGGGCGCACAGTCTGCAAGGGTTCCTACAGGTATAGATCAAGAATGGTTCTTTCAAGGCGCGCGCATCGGCTTCGCCTGATAGTCCCTACATGATCTGAATGTCGAACTCATGGATGCCATCGTCCATAGTGTAGTAGATCTTGTCGAAGACCTTCATGCACCAAGGTAGGCACTTTGGGCAGGGTCTTGAGATACGCATCTGCCCATGCGTGTTGAAACGAAAGTTCCACAACTCAAGCCCATCCCTGCGGTCGCACTTGAGGAACGCATCAAGTTCGGAGTGAACCTCTCCAAACAGATAGCCGTGCTTGACTGCAAGGGGATGCGTCTTGAATCTATTGATGCCGACTGCAAGGATCTTATTCTTGTGCAGAATCACGCTGCAATGTTTCTTGCGGCGCGGGATCTCAATGCACTTTGCGTAGGCAAAGTCGATCAACTTGCGGTGCTTTTCCGGGTCTATCATAATAAGAACTTCATCCAAACCCGACACTCTTACCTAGTCAGAGCATCACAGATTTCCCAAACCATTCTTTTCGATTCCAACAGAATCTTTGTTGCTGCCTTCCGATGCAACCGATGAAGTCTACAGCCATATAGATACGAGTCAAGTGGCAACTGAGTAGTGAAGGATATTCAAGTAAGATTCACTTTGTCCTTCCACTTGACTTGGCAGAAAGACAACCTATATTTGATTGTTGCGGGTCGGAGTTGATCCGTAGAGTTTGAGCAAGTTGTTGGGGAAGGATTCCCTGACGGACATACATAATAGGAAGATTGGTGGGTTTGTGAGTTTGTTTCGTACAACCATAGATACTCCTTCCAAGAGGAAAGAGGAATCTATGGAAGATCAATCGGGAATAACAGGCATCTCTGACGAAAGAAAGGATGCCATGATCCATGACCTGATACTAGTTGTGAAGTCTGCCATGTCAAAGGTAAATGGCAGGGAGCAACTTTGGTGCGATATCATCGCAAGCAGCGAGAAGCAGATCCGCCGAGTGATTGAGAGCAACATCAAGTAGAGGAATACATCATGAAAATGGCACTAGATCATCGTTTCGTGGCAGCATTCGGTACATTCATGGACAAGTTGAATGCAATCGTGGGTGAGGCAACTGCTGATCCCAATGCACACATTCACCCAAGCGGTTCTTCCTATTCTTGGGCTGCAACATACGAGGAAGGCTACAAGTACGTTCGCGTGGTGCTTGTGAGCGAATCCAATGGCGAGAAGAAGAAGACCGCATGGGGCTTCATTGACAAGCGCAGTGGAGATATCTTCCGTGCAGCATCATGGAAGGCTCCCTCGCTGAATCATGTCCGTGGCAATCTCTTTGACGAACACAATGGTCTTGAGAATGCCGTCTGGACTGGTCCTGCGTACATATGGGAAATAAACGGAAAGAAGGAGGAAGAGGTTGTAACTCAAACCGCAGAAGGCGGTGTATGATGAGTTGCTACCGTCTTCACATCGACATTCCACTTCATCTCACCGAAGACGAAGCAATCAGACATGGGCAGAGGATCATGGATATTTTCTGCCGAGGACTTGATTCAGAATCTTACAAACTCATAATCGAAGAGGTCAACTACAGACTTGGTCACGATGATGATCGGCAGAAGTCGAACTATTTCGATAAGAATCAAAACGGACATGTGAGCAACAAGAAGACAAAGATTCTTCTCAAGCCAAAGAATCGAAACGACGATGGCTTGACAGCGGTTGATGATGTCGTATAGTTAACGAGTCAAGGAAACGCGCTGTGGGAGGTCTTGGCATCCTCAGCCCGATTTATAACCGGGTAAGACTTGGTTCGAATCCAAGACAGCGTACTGAATGCCCGTGTGCAACGGATCGGTACATGGGCATGAACAATCACGATCCAGAAACAGGAGATTGAAATGAGTTTCAATATTGGTGGAGTGAATGTGTTCAAGGTAGCGGCAGGTATTTCGGCACTTGGTTTTGCATGGTTCACCTTCGCGACTCCCGAAGTGGTGAATGCCGCATCGAAGGCAAACTTCTGCTTGATCGGCTTCTTCGCATCCCTTGCCCTGTACTACTACTCGTTGTACAACAAGGAACGTGAGTTTGTCGAGCAGGACAACATGTGGAAGCGGTTCGATGAGCAGGAGCGCGATGTCTCCTACCGCTTTGAGGAAGTCTGGCGTTCCGTCCATGCACTTGAGGACAAGTGCTGCGATGGCGGTTCTTGCTCGACCAAGAAGAGTCGTTGATCTTGGCGGTGTCTGTCCACCATAACGACAGCAGAGGGTTCGCGCATTCTGCGAATAACGCGATTTCGTGCGGGTATGATGTAGCGGCAACATGTGAGTTTTCCAAACTTTCCTCACGGGTTCGAATCCCGTTACCCGCTTTTTGTTGGAAGGTTGTGTACTCAAGTGGCAACGAGGACAGACTGTAAATCTGTTGACATAGTCTTCGGGGGTTCGAGTCCCTCCGCAACCATTCAAGCCGCCATAGTATAAAGGCTATTACCGTTGATTTGTAATCATCAAATCTGAGTTCGATTCTCAGTGGTGGCTTTCGGTCCTATCGTCTAGTTGGTCTAGGACAGGACACTTTCAATGTCCCAACTGGGGTTCGAATCCCCATAGGATCATTCTTTCATGCCATATTATGCAATCTCCATCCGCGAAGAGCAAGATCATCTCCTAAAGGATCAGGGGAAACTCTTGTTCTTCAAGAAGAAGTCTCTTGCACTTGAAATGTGCGAATACATGAATGCGGTTCGAAAACGCATGAAGATAGAACAGGTGTATTCGGTGTGCAAGGTCAACGAGAAGGATTGGAAAGGTTTTGAGATAGAGTACGACAACAAGGATACCGAAGATGACAATGCCCAACGAAATGTTTCAGGCTATACGAAACGCAAGGCACTTCATGCTGGCGTTGATGGATCCCAAGCAGACTCCGAAGGTTCCGAAGGAGATCCGCAAGAGGGCAAGGGATCGACTCAAGCACTTCCCATCTGAGTACGAGATCAACGAACTTGAGAAGTTGCACTCCGCGCAGGACAGCGATCCAAATGTTCTTTTGGAACGGTGCATGAAGCGTCTTGACTCCGTGCGCGGCGAACTTATACTTGCAGAGCGCAAGGTCGGAGAAGTCGGAAACGCAATCATTGAAACAATCAACGGGAGCAAGCAATGAACAGCAAGCAGAAGAATGTGGCAAAGAAGCACCGCAAGGCGCGTGAGCGTTGGAAGGCAAAGAACCGTGCAAGCCTTGCCCCTGCCAAGTCCAAGCCCGAGCCGAAGAAGAAGATTTCGGTTTGGGAT